TTAACGTTTATTTTCAACAGCAGTAAGATTGGATAGAGCGGCAATGCATTGATCGGAGATGAATTTCAAAAGAAATCCCAGCACTGCCATCAGCAGCAATTCAACGAGAAACAAACCTAAAACACCCACCATACCGCGCATATAGGGAATAGCCCTCGGAGTGATAAAATAGATAATGATATGGTGGACCAGAAATACTTCATAAGAGTAGTTACTTATCGTACGGAGAAATCGGCCGTTTCCTTTTTCGAGAACCGGTTCCAGGCATGCAGCGGAAATCCAGAAGGCAACGGCCAGTATCGTTATTTTCAAACCGGTGCTGATGGGAAGTGCAAAAGGGCACAGAACAAAGAAAATCACCACCGGCAGGGATAAGAAAATCCATTTAGGATTGAATTTTTCATGATAATAACCAATCATCATACCGATTACGAACTCGTAGCCCTTCAGGAAGAAGTTCATATGGATGGGGACGGAGAAATCGTAATGAAATAAAACAATCAAATAAATCCCGGTAGCGATGATAAAAAAGAACTTTTCACTTTTTATCATAAAAAATCGAAGCAATGGAAAGATCAGATACAACAGAATAAGACATCCCAGAAACCATTCTCCGATGGTAAGGGAAAAGGTGCTGATCCCGTGCATGCTGACCCAGGAATCCATTCCAAGAAAAGTAAAAACAATTCTCCACGCAGGAATTCCTTCAGGAAAAATATTGTGGACGGAATGGCTCTGGAAAAGGAGAAACAGGAAATAAACAATGTAAAGTATATAAAAGGGAATCAGGATGCGCAGAAATCTTTTCTTATAATATTTTGCGAGGCTGAAGTTCTCCTTCGCGGTATAGGAGAGACTGGCACCGGATAACATGAAAAATACAGCAACACCCAGGGTTGCCAGATGCATATTGCTGTTGGAAAACAGAGGATTGAGTCTCTCTACAGGACAGATTCCGGAGAGATAGAGCTGAAAGAGCAGATGATAAAAAATAATGAAGCAAAAGCAGGTACATCTAAGCAAATCAAAATAATGTATTCTTTTCATTAATTTTTCCTCTTTGGTTTATGATATTGCATATTATAGCATATTTTTATTTCGAAAGAAAAGTATTTAGGTGTTTGAAAAAAACACATATTATGCTATAATTTTAGATTATATTGTTCAACTAATAAACAGAAAGGCAAAAATTCCGTTTATAGAGGGATTTTTGAACGGGTAAAGATAAAATGAAGCTGGGTATCGTTATATTTTACCATATTTCACGTATTTTCTTATAATCTTACAAAACCTTACAAATGCAGTGTTTATCAGTGTTTTCGACATTTTATTCTTTAACGTAATTTAACATAATTCTTTATAATTTAATAAAAATTGGTACATAATTGGTACATAGAAAAGCCTTATGCAAATGATATTTTAACGAGAGGAAAATGATATTTTCACTCTCTTTTTTTATGCCAAAATTTAAGCATAAGGAGGGATGACCTTATGGGAAAATTCAAATTTTCAGATGAAACACTGGAACATATATTCAGCAAAGAACGTACAAGGGAAGTGCCGATTAAGTATCAATCAATCATGGTTCATGTGATCGAGGAAGTTTTAGGAGAAACGGGTAATGCTTATGAATTTCAGTCCGTTGGGACTTATGAACAAGCCGACATATCAGACACTTGATGAAGTTGAAATTGCGAAACAGATAGAATCAATGGAAGAAAGGGAGAATAGCCATGCCGCAGCCGATTATGAATCCGAACTATTTCAATCCGCAGTATAGAACACCTATGTACGGACAGTTTATGCCACAACAGGAGCAATTCCAACCACAGCAATTTATGCAACAGCCACAGCAAAACACAGTACAGATGTACGGTCGTATTGTACCGGCGCAAGAGTGCATAGCACCGAATGAGGTTCCTATGGATGGAAACACAGCATTTTTCCCAAAACAGGACCTGTCGGAGATCTATGCTAAATCCTGGGGAGCAGATGGGAAAATCTATACAAGGCTTTACAAGCCTGTTTTAGATGCAGACCCTAACAATTTACCGTCTGAAACAGAAAAGGCGAAATTTGACCTATCAGACGAAGCCACAGCGGTATTTATGAAGCGTTTCGATGAATTAGAGCAAAAGATTGAGCAGTTGAAATCTTCGCAATCGCAAAGAAAAACTCCACAATCGCAAAGAAAGGATGATGCAGATGCTTAAGTCAATGGGGAATCCGCAACAGTTTATACAAAATATGATGGGGAACAGCCAGATCATGTCTAACGACATGGTAAAAAACGCTTATGGGATGGCTCAAAAAGGTGATTTCCAAGGAGTAGAAAATCTTGCGAGAAACATCTGCAAAACGAAAGGTATAAATCCTGATGATGTAATAAGACAGATAAAAAGTCAGTTTCCTTTTTAACAGCATATTAGAGGTTTGTGCACAAAACCCGGGAGACCTCTTTATGAATAAAATTATGGAGGTAATCTAATATGTTTGAAACAAACAACAGTCCTTTTACCATGCCTGTTATTCCGGCTGCCGGAAATGGCTACGGAAATAATGGTGCATTTGGTGACGGTGGATGGCTCTGGTTCATAGTCGTAATTTTTGCGATTTTTGGAGGTTGGGGCGGTAATGGATGGGGCGGTAATGGCTCTAATTCCAGTTACTATACCGATTCTGCACTGCAAAGAGGGTTCGACACCCAGTCTATCATCGGTAAACTGGACGGAATCAACAACGGTCTGTGTGACGGATTCTACGCTGTAAACAACGGTATGCTTACCGGATTTAATGGCGTAAATACCAACATTTTACAGACTGGCTATGGAATCCAACAGGCTATCAATGCAGACACCGTAGCAGGAATGCAGAATGCTAACGCTTTACAGGCACAGTTAGCACAGTGTTGCTGCGATACCCGTGAAGCTATCCAGGGTGTAAACTACAATATGGCAACGAATACTTGCGCATTGCAGAACACCATGAATAACAACACTCGTGATATTATCGACAGCCAGAATGCCGGTACAAGAGCAATCCTTGACTACTTATGCCAAGATAAGATCGCTACTCTGCAGGCAGAGAACAACGATCTGCGCAGAGCCGCTTCTCAGGATCGTCAGAATGCTCTTCTGACTACTGCCATGAGTGCACAGACACAGCAGATCATCAACGCTGTGAATCCTGCGCCCATTCCTGCATACCAGGTTCCCAACCCTAACGTATATTACGGATGCGGTTGCAACACTGGTTGCGGATGCTAAAACTGCATATCGAGTAACTTAACCTTAAGGTTATGTCTGCTATGCAGAATTACTGACAACATGGGGCAGACTATATGGTTTGCCCCTTTGATTTTGAAAGAGAGGTATTTATTATGGCTGAATATACAGCAGTAGCATTACAGACTGTGGCAGCAGGAGCGGACGTTGCTTTTACTGAAACTGCCGTAAATGGAAGTAACTGTATCAATCATAGAGAGGGATCCGGAATTGTGAAGTTAAGAGGTATCACTAATCAGTGTCGTGCAAGATTCCTTGTAAGTTATTCCGGTAACATTCAGATTCCCACTGGTGGAACTGTTGGGGAAATTTCCCTTGCACTGGCGGTAGACGGGGAACCTTTACAGTCCACAAGAATGATTGTAACTCCGGCAGCAGTAGAGAATTTCTTCAATGTATCTGCGCAGGCTTACATTGATGTTCCTCGTGGATGCTGCAGTACGGTAGCCGTTCAGAACACTTCTACGCAAGCTATTGAAGTGCAGAACAGCAATTTGATTGCCGTTCGTGAAGCGTAGGAGGTGAAAAATCATGGATGTTAAGAGAATGCATGAAATGATTGAAAAACTTTCTGAATGCGCTAAAGCGCAGTTTGACAAAGGAATTGACAAAGTAGATACTTGCGAAATGGGAAAAGTCGTTGATATGATGAAAGATTTGTCAGAAGCCATGTACTACCGTGAGCTGACAAAAACCATGCAGGAATATGATCCGGAAGAAGTCGTGGAAATGTTTGATCGTTACGGTGACGGTGGCAGACGGTACTATGACCATTACCGCTATGCTGACGGCAGATTTGCACCTAAAGGTCGTGGAACCTACCGCAGAGGTTATGAAGAGCCACCCTATTACCACATGACCCCGGAAATGTATCACCGTGACATGGACAGAGACATGGGGCGTATGTACTACACGGAAACTTCTTCATCCGGTATGCGTGATGCAAGAGAGGGCAGAAGTGGAATGAGCCGCAGAACCTACATGGAAAATAAGGAACTGCATAAGGCTAATACACAGCAGGACAAGGAAGCTAAAGTCCGTGACCTGAACACATACATGACCGAACTTGCAAACGACATGACGGAGATCATCAACGATGCAACACCGGAAGAAAAGACGGTACTGCGGAACAAGTTGTCTGCACTGGTAACAAAAATCGGTTAAAACACTTAAGGGGCTTATTTAGCCCCTTTTATGTTGGAGGTGGTAAGTTGTTCACGATAAATGGAATGGACTGGAATTTAAGCCGTGTACGCAGTCACAGCCCTATGCTGATGCGTTCTGATGGTACATATACTTTTGGCATGACAGACAGGAACACAAGAGAAATTTACATATCAAATATGATTCATGGAAATTTCTATGACCGTGTGCTGTGCCATGAGTTGTGCCATGCGTTCTGCCTATCCTACAATCTGACTATGGATATTCAGACGGAAGAGATTGTTGCCGACTTTTTGGCTACCTACGGAAGAGAAGTGTTTGCACTGGCTGATGAACTGATAAGAGGTATTGTTGGAATGGCAATGTGACCGACATTCACATTGAGATTTGCTTCGTATGTTTAACATACAATAGAATAATTGAGCGACAACGTGTCGCTTAACAAAATCAGAATACCAGTAAAATGTGTTTTAGGGGAAAAATAATCCCTTAAATATTTCTTTCGACGAATTTCGTCGAATAAAAGAATGGCATAGAAAAGACCCCTTTTTATGGGGTCTCTTCTGTTGCACAGTTATCAACATCTTGCTGAAGAATTTTAGATGCAAGTTCTGAAAGCTGTGGGAAGTAGGTGATTACTTCGGAATTTCTGCATTTCCAGTTTCCGGTCGTTGCACTGTAAATCCTCTTTGCTTCATCAAAATTATATGTTCTTCCCAAAACTTCAAGTAGGTGGTGCATATATTCCTTTGATGTAATGTCGTAGCAACGGCAGATGTAGTTGATTTTGCCACGGTTGATGCAGAACCAGTCTGTTTCAAACTCTAATGTCGGCTTTTCCTCGATTGCTGTGGTGGAAGTAGGTGCTGGATGTTGATTTCTTAATGCAAAATAAGCATTGACAAGGCTCCTCTGAACTTTCCATGATAAATCATCCTTAAATGGCTTTACAAGCATAAGGTATCCGCTTTCGGTGAATACAGTAATACCTCTGTTTGGAATATCAATATTTCTAATGTCCACCCGGTGGACATTAGAATTTTCTTTTTCCAAAACAATATAATCAACGCCATTTATAAAGCGCTTTTTGTTTCTATTAAACGCTTTTCTAGCCGTGCCACTTGGTCTTTTATGAACAAGGTCGATATCGTCAAATGTAACAACCCTCTGACCATTGTATTCTCTAATACTTAACTCTGTTCCCTCAACGTTTACCAGTTCCGTCATATGCTACCTCCTAAATCTGTGGAACGTAAGAACCATTCATAATACCTATTGCCAGCTTCATTCCCTCTACGGCATAGTAGTTAATAGTATTCACTTCACATTCTGAAAAAGAATCCATGAGTTCTTCAAAGACCTTTTCACTCACGATTTCCTGCAGCTTATCAAAGAACGGCTTAAAATATTCTGATGCTTTATCTCCTTTTTCCGCAGTGTTTATAATCTGACTTTCGAATACGATTTCTAAAAATTTGTCCATGATTTTCTTCTCCTTTTGATTGATTTTCCCAAAAGAAGATGTTAAAATAAGTTATCACTTCTTTGGGAGTGGGAGAGTAACCAGTTACCGGGAAAGTAATGAGTGGTTACTCTTTTTCTTTGTCGTACTGCATTTCTATCCCTTTTCTTACAACCTCCGATTTTGTAATTCCTTTCTTTTCAGCAAGATATTCCAGTTTTTCAGAAGTTTCATCATCACACCGGAATTTAAGAATGTGATTTTTAGGATTGTCAGTCAACTTTGTTCCTTTATGAATACCCATATGTTTTCACTTCCTTTCTTTGTGGGTACAAGTAAAGTATAATGTGGACACAAAGAAAAGTCAAGTACTTTTTCAAAAAATAAAAATGCACTAGATTGAATCTAGGGAGTCTATCATCCGACCAGTTTATTCACCGACTTATTTTCCAAAAATTCCTTAATTTCTCCGTATCCCCAACCGTATCCAACCAGTGAACTTACAAGCATTTCTGCATTCTGAACTAACAGTAGTTCTTCCTCAGTCAGATAATCCCGGATGTTTTCTTTGTTGCCAATATTAAGGTCAAGCCGTAATTGCTTTGCTGTTTTTCCGAATACTGATTTATAAATCAAATCGGTGTAGGTAGAGTATGCATGACCGTGCATCCGTTCATTTTCGGAAGTCCTCTGCAAACTATCCGTAAGTACCCTGCGGACACCGATTCCTTTTTCACGTTCACGTATTTTGCCAATAAGAGCCTTTTCCATAGCATTAAACTGCTTAATATAAGCCATCTTAAACTGCATAGCTTTCTCGCCCGTGTATCCCATGACCAAAAGTGTAAAGCCATCTCTGTTCATGTAATACATAGGATTTTTCTTTCCGTTTGATGCCTTATATTCTGTCTCATAGAATAGCCCCGAAAATTCGGGTGTACTAATTTTTGATGCAATCTCACGTATATCTTCAATTACGTGATAATGTTCTTTTCCAAACGTTTCCGCAACATCAAGGCTTGTTACAACGGTTATTTCTTCTTTGTTTACTGTTTTGATTTCAACTAACATTTTCTACCTCCAAACAATACATTGTCATGGGGCAGAAGAGCATAAAAATAAGCCCACTACCCCTGTTACTGTTGGAGTAGCGAGCTTCCAATCTTTTTTTGGTCTGTCTTTATTCCGGGTCTTGGTTGCAATCTAGGCTGTCTAATCAGCTTTCACTCTCCGGACGTAGTGCAAGACTTCCTAACTGACACATATTATATCATTCAGAACGTAGGTTCGCAACATAAAAAAATAAGAGCACCCTTGCGGATGCCCTTAAAATCAATATTCTATTGTAATTTTATGATTTCTTTATGCCCAGTCCAGATGCTTGTTTCGTATTCCAGTTCAATACTCTGCGCATCCTTCGGAACTACAAATGCAATCTTGTAAGAGGTATTTCTTCCGCTTGAAAGATTAGCATTCAACGAAGAACTATCAACAACACTGTAATTCTGCTCACAATCTGTATTGTCTGCGTAGCACTGGAAATCGTAGATGCTTACATACTTATCATCTTTGCTGTTGTTCTGATAAGAAACATCAATCATAATGTATTTTGTTCCATCAGCAGGAGCGTTCCAACCGTATTCATCCTCATAATCAGTGTAGTCAAGGTCAAAATCATTAATAGTGACTTGCAAGCCGTCCGCATCGAATGTGTAACCGGGAGAAATAACAGTACCACTCGGTACTTCCGCTTCTTCAACTTTAGATTCCGGTGTGATTTCTGATACTGCGGCAGAACTTTCCGTTGTTGCAGAAACCGATGTCTGTTTTCCAGTAGATTCCTTGTTGCTATCGGATACACCATTTACAAACAATACCACAATGGCAAAAATTACAATTCCGATAACAGAACACACAAGACCTGCGATAGCTGTTCCGTGCTTTCTGTCTTTTTGACACAGAGCAATAATAGCGAGTATCAAGCCTATAATACCTGGCACAATGCCAAAAGCTATACAAGCTGTGAGGATGCTTATAATACCAAGCACCATTGAAGTGATTCCTAAAGGACTTTGTTTCATAGAGTAATTACCCCTTTCATTTTGAATTTTATAAAATTTTAACACATTTGTGGTATTCTGTCGATAAATAGATGTGAAGTATTGAAAAAATTTTAATGTGTTTCTTTTGATACCCCCGTGGGTCTGCATTTTCAACCGAAAATCTCGCTTTCAGAGGTTTTTGAAAGAAAAATTTTTCGTCAAAATATAATAAAAAAATTTTTAATCCCCCCTGGGTAGCACTTTTCAAGCTGAAAAATCCGTTTTCAGAGTTTTTTCGCAGATTTTTTCAGACCGATTCAAGGTGTGGAACATCTGCGCACTTCTGCAGTGCGAGTCCTGAACCTGTCACCCGGTCACCGTGTCGCAGCTTTCGCAAGGTCTCCGACTGCAGAAAGCATGGAATCATACGCAGACCGCAACAGCTCTGCAGATTCCGGAGACATACCACCGGCGGCACTCTCAACCTTTATGACGGTTTCCAGCCGTTCCCCGGCATCCGCTACGCTCTCCATAATGTCGTATACATGACCGATTCCCACTTTTCGCATTTTGTATAATCCCCTTGTAATATTTGATTGTACACCAAGACAGCGCAAGCCGTCAATATATCCGGGTGCAGGATCTGACCGGATCCGGTGGAAGAGTAACACAAATAGACCGCCAGGCGGCATCAGATCCCACTGAACACGACAAAAAGACGGTTGTAAGCCGTCTTTTATCTGTTTTCAAGTTCAAAAATTGCCCACCGCAGGGCGGCGGCTGTCTCTGTGTCGTGTTCTCGTTCCGCACACTCTAACAGCTTGTAAAGTCTTTCAAGGTTCTTTTCTTTCATCCTGGCAACCTCCATATTTTTAATTTTTGTGCAAATTCCACCCATAAAACCGCCGCCGGTAGTGATCCGGCGAGCATTCTCTGCGGCGGCTATTGTTCGCAGTTTATATCTGCAAGTTCTTTGCGTATTTTCTTGATCTCTGCAAGGTATACCGGGTTATCTTTGCAGGCTTCGAGGTTGTCCAGTCGTCTTATTAGTTCTTCTTTTCTGCGTTCGTTTTCGCTCATGGCGTAATACCTCCATATTTTCAATTTTTCCCGTTTCCGGGTAAAAGCAAGCCGGGGCACGATCCCCGGTGTAAGCCTGTCTTACTTGCTAAATTTAACAATATGATAAATTATATCAAAAGAATGGCTTAATGCTCTTGCCTGTGTGTCTAACCATTCCTCGGATCTGTTTGGTTTGTTCTCGCCGCCGCAAACCTTTTTTAACTCAGACGGGCAACAGAGACGTTCTGCAATGTCACAGTCATATATCAGAGAGCAGCCGCCCCAACTGTACTGTTTCCAGTCAGCGGCGCCATTCAGTAAAAGGCTTTTTAACTCTGTTTTGTCCTGCGGGATCTCTTCAACTTCCAGAGCTTCTACAAGCTCATAAGCATAGATCTTTACACCTTTATTCCATGCGCTTCTTGCCTTGCTGTTGTTGATTGCTTCTAATAATTCATTCTTTCTCATATTGCTTTACCTTTTCACCCGTGTTATAATATGGGTGCCTTTCTTTTTGGGTGCCGGTGTTCGCTTGGTAGGTGTCACCGGCTTTTTTATTTGTTGATATTATAATAACAAATATATTGCACATATACAATATGTAATATTTAACAAAATAATGCACATATAACCATGCGTTTATTAGTTAAAATGTATATTGCACATATTTTATTGACAAACTAATGCACATATAGTATAGTAAAGCTATATTTATATTGTATGGAGGTAATAAGAATGGGTATAAACAAAACAAGTGAAGCACAATTAAAAGCTAGTAGAGAATACGAAAAAAGAAACGACCGTATAAATATAGTTTTTCCGGCAGGCACTAGGGACAAAATGAAAGAGCTTGGAATTGAAAAGCCGAACACGTTTATTAAAGAAGTAGTTGCGGCAGAACTTGAAAAAATGGAGAAATACAAAAAATAATGCACATATATCTATTGACATATAAGGCACATAATGTTATAGTGATATCACGATATCAAACAATTGATATCACACTAATGATATCATGATATCAAAGCCATGATATCACACAAATGATATCATAAAAAACTAATGATATCACATCAATGATATCACAAGAAAAGGAGGTGCTAAAATGTCGGAAACATTTAACCAAATGATTAGATTCCCGAAAGACCTAGAACCGCAGATCAAAGCGCAGGCAGAAAAGAACGGTGTAAGTGTAAACCAGTTTGTTATAGGTGCCGTGATCACAGCATTGCAACCAGTACAGCCGCAGACAGTGACAGAGCAACCGAAAGAAACACCCGTGGCAGGCTCTATAAGCCCCATAGACGAGAAAATCGCACTTATGCAGGCAAATGAACGGCTACACGCTTTACAAGCTAAAACAGCGGCAGAAAGAGCCGCTAGAGAGCACGGAGAAGTTAAACCAGTTATAAAACATCCTCCGAAATGGGCAGGATTACCAGGACAGCGGCCGGATGAAAGTAACGTTGAATGGGTGGAGCGCAAGACAGCAGAAGCAAACGAAATTTATAAATCAGCAATGGAACGTCTGAAAGCTGAAAAGGAGAGTGAAACCAAATGACAGGCACACCGGAACAAATCGTAGAAAAGAAAGCCGCCCGGATCCGCTCAAACGTCCGGCAGTTCTTCCGGTACTACCGGGATCAACTGGAAACAACGGAATCCGAACGGCTGAAAGAATTTAACCGGGCAGAACTCCAAGCACTGGAGACGGTGCAAGCGGAAACGCTCCAAGCACTGGACAGCATGACGGATCCGGAGTTATTGTCCAGCAAATCCGCATACGGTGACAGGGCGTTAATTGACCGGATCACAGCGAGAGCGGAACGGATCAGAAGAACAGAAAGAGCAACAGCATAAACAGGAATTAAGCAGGTGTAACAGCCTGCTTTTCTTGATCTATTTTCACTGTGATATTTTAACGTGCTAAATTTTGTAGACAAATTGTAGACATTTTGTAGACGCAGATTAAATAAAAGGAGATTAGATAAAATAAAGGTTAGATAAAATAAAAGTAAATAAGAGCAGAAAGACAATGATATACTAAGTATATATAAATTCTAGAGCCGACCGGCTGCCACCATGTACCCATCTGCAAAAATTACCTGTCTGTCTGTTAAATAATCCCATTTGTCAAATTTAACCGGATGATATTTTTTAATCGCATGATTTTTATATGCTCAGGATCACCGGAAGACATACCACAGTAACAAATTGTCAAATGCGTAAAAGGTTGTTGTGGATTTATAAATAGCACTTATGGTATGATAAAAGCAGTTAGGGAGCCGACGTTAACACGGTGCGAGTGACAGCGGAGCAAATCCAACCCCCTCTGGATACGCAGCCGCCCAGATTGTAACCAAGACCACCGGAGCCGGCAGACCGGAAACGACAAGAAGTCACTAGCTTGTCACTTTTGTAAATTTATGTTTTTTACCTAATCTGTGGAGGAGATAAAAAAACATGGGTCTATTAAGTGAGGATTAGTGATTTTTTTTATTGCAGATTTTTAGGAGGTGCAGGAATGGAAAAAGTTGAAAATACAGAAACATCCAAGGTATATGAGAATGACATGGATCTATATCTTTCCCAGTTCTGCAAAGATCAGAAAATAGAGGATATAAGACAAGAGTCTCAAAGCGTTTGGAATGCTGCTCTTATGTATATCAAACGTCATGCATTTAATGAGCCTGACTGTCTTAAGTCTAAAAACCTTGTAAATACTACTGGATCATTTACAGGTGGAGTAAGTAATTATAACGCTTATAATTATGATTTAGTTAATCGTATATGTGATTATTATATATATATGTGTATGATGTATGATAAAGAGGTATCAGCTATAGGATTTAGTTTATTAACGGGTATTGATAGATATACAGTAGCTACATGGAGAGATGAGGGGACTAAATTAAGTCCATCGTGTTCTGACATCGGCAAAAAGATATCGGATTTTCGCGAAGAGTCTTTAAGCGCAAAACTTGCCACGGCAAAGCGAAACCCTGTTGGAATCCTGGCAATTCTGAATAGGCATTACGGGTGGAACCTTCCCGGCGTATCAAGAGAGCAGCAGAACCACAAGCAAGCATTAACTGCTTCGGATCTGCCACAGTTAGGCGGTGCAAATGGACAAAATACATCAATGTTGACCGACTCCGGAGCGTATGACGATAATACATCAGATGCAAATTAGTAGCAACAACTACGGAAACGTGCGAAAATATGGGATAGTTAAGGACGTGTCAATAAAGACTGCGCGAAGCACGAATTTTGCGCATAGTTGAAATATGTTGGTGATGATGGGGGAGGGGGTTTATAGAAATTCGGAAACCCGCCCTACTAAGTACAGTAAACTACCCAAAAAATAAAAAGGCTTCGACAGGAGGTGATACTAACATGGAGTTATCTTACACACAAAACAAATTGCAATTTAACAGACCGTCATTTAAGGACGAACTTAAAGATAAGCTTGGAACAGTTTGCTGTAACTGTGGAAGTAATTTGGATGTAGAGTATCACCATGTAGTTCCTTTGGCATTGGGAGGAACAAACAATATAGGGAACATTGTACCTCTTTGCCATGTTTGCCATCAAATTGCACATGGATCATTAAACATAAGGGTCATAAAAAGAGCGGAGAAAACAGGAAGACCTAAAATGTTGCCGGTATCAAACTATTTAGAAATTTTAGAGGAGTACAAAACTGGAAAGATAGGCAAGAAAGAATGTGAGCAAAAACTAAACATTTCCGGTGGAAACAAGCTATCTGACAAGTGGTACTACAAAGAATACCTGAGAGACAATCACATCAAGGTTATAAAGAACCGAGTAGATATGCTTAGTATTCCAAAGTGCCAGAAAGTGGATCATTCTGCAGAACCGATTGCAAGAGTTATTTATGATGACGGACGGGAAGAAAAGTTTTACAGAGAATGTGGATGATTTTTAAAAAATTCTCAAAAATAAAAAAGCCTTTTAGGAGGTACAGCACATGATTTTCATTTACATAGTTTTAGCATGGATACTGGTTCAATTGCATGCTCCTGCATGGGTATATATCCTGTTCATCATCGGAGTATTTTTAAGAGCAGTAGTCACTGGTAGAGATTAAGCGTATGCAGATATTTGGGAAAGAGATAAAAGACGAATGTTCAAAATGCGGTGAAGTGCTGCAATGCGAATTGTTTCTGCAAGGTCACGGAATCAAAAGAGACCGTGAGAACGTTACAGAAATGGTTAGCTGTCAGATGGAGCACCAAAAGAGCAGGCTTGATAAAGAGCCTAAAGAAGATTTGCCAGTTAAGGAGAAATGTGAATTGCCACCGGAGATTAAAGAGATATACACAGAGGTTTGGAAAATTCATAAAGAGTGCGCTAATCCGAAAACGGATGATGACTGGTCGTATCTTATCCGGCAGGGCAATTTGCTGATTAAAATACATAACAATAGCCAGTTTGCTAAAGCACTGGTAATGGCAATGATCGATGAAATTGAAGGAAGGACGAAGAAAAAATGCTTGGATTCATGATTTTAAAAATAATGACAACGTTGGTATTGACAGTTTTAGCAATATCTGCTTTATGGTATGCTCCAAAACAGAAAACAGCATCAGACGGAGTTATTTTATTTGCGTTCGCAATGTTCCTTGCATTTGGAATAACTTTCGCGTGGGTATAGCCTATGTGGTTACCGGAGATTATGCGAATTATCCCATATCACAATTTTGAATGGGTTAAATTCATAAAGCCATTGTTATTGCCGAATATCCGGTGTTGTGTTGGCATTGGATATGTGGCAGAGAAATCAAGGCATCAAGAGTGTATGTAGCCTGTGTGTGGGAAACGAAAAATGGAATAATGCGTTTGACAACACAAAGTTTTTCAAAGTACCGTACACAGGCGTGACAATTTTTTTTAGATAAAGATAGGGTGTTTCACAAAAATAATCCGGGAGCAGATGGTCTCTCTCCCGGAGTTTAGGACTATCGCCAAGCGGTAAGGCACAGCACTTTGACTGCTGCATCCCAGGTCCGAATCCTGGTAGTCCTGTTTCGCAGATGTTTTCTTCTTTCGGTCTTTGCCATCTGCGAATATTCCACCTACATGGAATACTCCTTTCACCTCATAGCGGAATGCTGTTAAGAGCCGTCGCAAGGCTCGTGAGGGTTTTCCACGTAACCGCTTGAAGCCTTGCAACTATATAGCGGAGAAAACTTTATCTGCGGTGATAAGACGATACCGTGATTGAAATAGTCGGTAGTTAGCAGATAGATATGCCAGAAGTTCATCTGTGGTTATACGGCACAGGTTTTGGGGAAATATGCATAGTGGCGATTGCAGCGGTCTGTAAAACCGTGACATTAGAAACACCGAAGGTTCGACTCCTTCTTTCCCCACGATGTCGGATCGCAACCGACTAGCAGGTAACTGGCGGATGCCCTGCGAAAATAAAAATAGCCATAAGTGTTGCGCTGTGTCAGCGCCTTAAATGTAGGCATACAGCTTATGGAAACGCACATTGGGATGTAGCGCAAATGGAGAGAGCAACGGGCTTCTAAGCCGTGGGGTATGGGTTCGAGTCCCATCATCCCAATAGGTGTTGTTGCAAGTACACTCCGAGTATGCTTATTACAGAAGCATAGGGGATAAATACACCGGTTAATGTTTTATCTCATGGGAACTTGATAGAGCCGCTTGCGGCTGACTAAAAGATCCTTGGGTGGTGATAACCAAGTAAAAACCCACCGATACGCAGATATGGTGTAATGGTAACACAGTAGCTTGCTAAGCTATCCAGCAGAAATGCTGTCAAGGTTCGAGTCCTTGTATCTGCGCTAAACTTACGACAATCAACCTGGGAAAAGGTTTGCCGTAAGCGGTATAGAAAGTCCGCATGAGATTGTACAAAGTAGTGGCAAAAGCAATTTCGGATATAGCAGTTCCACTACACTGCTATATTCGCCGTATGTCCGGGTGGTGAGGGAGCGGTATTGAAAACCGTTGGCTGTAAAAGGCTTGCAGGTTCAAATCCTGTGTACGGCGTTTATCTTTATCTCCACTTAGTCGGGTACTACTGCAATAGTTCAGGTCGATGGGAGATGTATGGATAGTAGTTGCTCATTATCGGTCAACGAAAAACACTTCTGCGAGTAGAATTTGCAGATTCAAAAGTAGTCGTACCTTGTTTGGGTCGGGTGGGTTCGACTCCCACGGCAACTATTCCCTAGCTAAAACGTAAGCCACATATGTTTAGCGAAAACCAAGCCTATGAAGTAGAGAACAGACAAGACTGTGAGATTGTGGATAGCCAGTGACAAGTAGGCGGTGCATCTTTGGTTATGGCAAGCGCAAGCCATAAAAGGTTTTTACGGTGCAATTTCCATGCATAGCTCCAGTGGTAGAACAGCATCCGCATAGGATGTGTGTCGGCGGTTCGATTCCGTCTGCATGGGTTACGGAGGATTTGATGATGAATAAATTGAAAGACTATCAACCGCAAACAGAAGCATTACGAAATTTTAGTATAGATGTTTCCAAAAAAGCGGTAGAAAAATACGCTTTGGAAAATTTTGGAAGGATACAGCAAAGTTTTATTGAAAGAGATTTTGCAAGGAACTGTAAAGTGATGGAAGAAAGCAGAAGGATTGTGAAATAAAATGAAAGACACGATATTATACATCAGTGATAGAGAAGAAAAAGTCGTAAGCTTTTTGAAAAATCTTTTGCCGAAATTACTGGAAAGCAAAAAAGAATATCTTTTGGATTTGAGACATTATATTTTGATAACAGATAAGGTTGGCGTTGTTGGAAAATCATTTTATGGAAGTCATTTGGGGTGTAGATATGGGCATTGTTTATATTACTGCATCGATGAAACAATTGATAAAAACAGAATGACGGATAATGATAATCAACAACTAATGGAAATACTGTTTCATGTTAGAGAAGGAGCAAAAGAAGTATCCGAACAGGAAATATTGTATATGCTTGGTTTGATATGAAAGTTGGTGGAAGAATGACGTGTCATGATTGTGTTTACCTTGGATTTGATAGAAACGAAGTTGTAGGGATGGCTGAAATGTGCAACCATCCGGAAAAATGGATTCCTGGTGCTGGATTTGCTGACAGTGAACATGAGTGCGAATTTTTCAAAAAGAAATCTGGAGTTTCTAAATGGGATTCATATTCCGAAGATGAAAAAGAAAAGGCCCGGGAATATTTCCAAGAATACTATGTTCAAAATCCTGTTGGAGATTTAACATGCGAAAAGGCTTGGGCACAGTTCGTTGAATATTTAAAAACTACTGATTCAAATGCATGATTTGATAGGAGTATTGAAGAATGAGCATGGCAGAATTAATGGAATCAATAACAGATGAATTAACTGAACAGTTGGGATATGACGCATCTCAGCGAGAAATTAAGCAGGATAGCGAAATGTCTCTGGTTGAATTTGCAGAGAAGATTGCACCATTTCCGTTATCTGAATTTCAAAAACAGTTAATTCGAGAATACGAGGAATGTGAGAAAAGAAATTTATCATTGTGTTACATTCCACCAAGAAACGTTGGAAACAATGGTAGAGCATTGTGAAGCGAGGTTTTAATCATGTGTAAATCTTGGGAAGAAGCATTTAAAAGAAGACATGATATTATACCAGAAAAAATTGAAATGTTTAAAATGTCAGAGGAAGAATATGTAAAGAAGACTATGCCGGAACCGTTGATAAGGTTAGAAGAGGAACGATGCAGAAATTGTAACCGCCTTTTAGGCAAATTCAACGGACAGGCTGAAATCAAATGCCCGAAGTGTGGGAAAATCAATAGAATTGGGGTGAATCTTGGATGAAAATTATAAAACGACACAAATTAGTAGCACCGACCAAAAGATTAACCTGCGATAAATGCGGTTCGATATTTGAGTTCGAGAAAAGAGAATGCGATGCAACTGACATAATGGGTGTAATGCATGATGGTCTTGGCAGTTACAATATCAAGTGCCCTGTATGTGGGAAACGGTCGTATTTTGATTGGAAGTAAATTGAATATTTAGAGCACCAGTCGTAGAGTGCCTACGCAGAGAGCCAAATTTCCAAAATGTAAGGAAAGGAGGCTCTTTTATATTGGCAAGTCAGAGCCTTATATCGGCAGTAAACAGCTATGACAATTACATACAGCGAAAGGGAATTGATGAACAGGTCATTGATGCGTATATAGAAGCCTGCAGAGTGGCTATAAATGGCGAAAAGGATATAACTTATGGCTTACAGATAACAAACCGTTCTAAAGGCATTGTAGAGCGTTTTTGCATGGAAAGGACAGGAGGTAGAATACTTGACCTTGAAAAATACAGCCAACAACATGAAGAAAAATACAGCCTTGTTGATGACTATTACAAAACTCTTCTGATTGAAGCACATTACCGATTTGAAAGCTTCATGCTATACATGGAAAAGAACAGACCGGTAGAAGAGAGATTTTATCAGCCGAGAATAAATCCATTACGGCAGGTAGCACAGCTTATTCAAGATTTGTACGATGATGTGCTTGATGAAGGAATGGTGTTTTGTCCCGGACGAATCGGTAAGACACAAATAGTAAAAATGGGTAATCTGTGGTTCGGCTCTAACAGACCGGAACGGTCTAATCTGTATTCGGCATATTCGGACAAAATTACTGGTGGTTACTATGACGGCATCATAGAAATGATTACAGACCCGACATACACATATGCTGAAATATATCCAAACATAGTTGAGAAAAAGTTAGTCACTGATGGAAAAGATTTGACAGTAGACCTTATCCGTAAAAAGACATACCCAACATTTACCATGCGAAGCATTTACGGAACATTGAATGGTGCTTGTGACTGTGACGGGCTTGGAGTTTATGATGACTTATTCAGCGGTATTGATGAAGCATTGAGTGAAGATAGGCAAAATACTGTATGGGGAAAATTCGACAACAACTTTATGCCGAGAATTAAGCCTGGAAAGGCTAAATTGTTGGGGATAGGAACACGTTGGGCGAAAAAGGACGTTCAAGGTAGACGGTTAGACCTATTACAAAATGATCCTGAATACAAAGGCATACGGCACAGAGAGGTTATTATTCCTGCACTAAATGAAAACGGAGATAGCAATTTTGATTATCCGTATCATTTGGGATATACAACTCTTGATTACAAAAGACGTATGGCATCTTTTGAGAACAATGACGATATGGCATCATGGTTTGCACAGTATCAACAGGAGCCTATTGAAAGAAAAGGTCAGATGTTCAATGTCGATATGATGAATTTCTTTAATCCGGCAGAACTTGAAGGAATAAGACCTGATAGGATATTTGCAGCTAATGACCCTGCTTATGGTGGCGGTGATTTTGTATCAATGCCTATCTGCTATGAGATTGACGGAGAACATTATATCACTGATGTTGTCTACAATGACGGTGATAAGGAAATTACCATACCGGAAGTTACTTCACGAATGGAAAGACATTTAGATAAATTTAATAATAAGACAGCAGAAGTCCATTTTGAGGAAACAAAGACAACATCAGCATACCGTACAGATTGTGAAAAGATATGGGAAAAAGACGGATATCCTATTAACACAAGTCATGATCCGGCAGACAATCAGACTGCAAAAATGGATAGAATCAAAAATCATGCTCCAGACATACGAAAACTTCATTTTGTGGACATGAAATATCAAACAAAAGAGTACAGAAAGTATTTTCAAAATATTTTGTCTGCTACTTTTGAAGGGAAAATGAAGCATGATGACGGGATAGATTCTACGGCACAACTATGTGACATGATTTACGGAAATAAAAGAATGGCAAGAGCAGAAGCAATTCAAAACCCATTCTCTTTCGGACGGAGGTATTGATTATGGTGACTAAAGATGTTTTGTCTCAATACATAGATTTACAGGAAGAAATCAAAGAAGTACAGCAGAAGATTAAAAAACTTGAATCGGATATCAGAAAAATTGAATCGGATGGGAATGTTGTTGACAGCGTATCAGGTGGATGCGGCGGCACTGAACATTTTCGTATTGAAGGATTCCCTTATCCAGAGTACAGCAGAAAACGGACACTGCTTTATTCCAGAAAGGCTACTTTACAGCTTTTAGAGGACGATTTACTGCAAAAAAATAATGAAGTCGAAAAATTTATTGCAAGCGTTCAGGACAGCCGTATAAGACGGATCATCAATTTACGTTTTGTTGAAAAATTATCATGGAACAAGGTTGCTGATAGAATCGGTGGTGGAAACACAGAGGATAGCGTAAGAAAAGCATTTGATCGTTATATGGCAAATTAAAATAATACGGAGGTATAAAAATGGCAAAATATAGAAAGATACCTATTATTGTTGAAGCTATTAGATGGAATGGCATTAACTTAGATGAAATAAAAGCATTTGTTGGGAAATCACTTATATATGAAATTATCGATGATGCTTGGAGAGCAGGAAAAACTTCACCTCATGTAATCATGAAAATAAAAACTTTAGAGGGATATATGAACGTATCTATAAATGATTTTATAATAAAAGGAGTAAATGGAGAATTTTACCCTTGCAAGCCTGACATTTTTGAAAAAACATACGAAATAGTATAGTTCCATATAAACTTGTCCGATATGTCCGATTTTTCCGTGATACTATTAAGATGCAGAAAGATTCCAAGATATTTTTCATTTCCTCCTCAGATCATGTGAAGACTACAGAAGTACCGCTCTTATCAGCAAGGGCGGTATTTTTGTGCGCAGAAAAGAGGTATTTATGATTTTTAATCAAAAAATTAGAGTGTACTGTCCGGGATGCGGACGGTTGGTCGGTGAATGCAGTTCAAAATCACACATCGACAAGACATATAAGTGCCGGAATTGCGATAAGATGGTTGTTTACCATACGGAGACCGGAGAACGTGAGATCAAGAAACTTCCAAAAAGAGACCAAAGCAGCGGAATGACATTTATGTAGGTGAAAATATGAACACTATGAAATTTCAAGACCTTGTAAAGGGTTGTCACGGTAGAAAAATTGCATATACGGATGTGGAGCAGATAACCGAAGACAACATTGTAAAGGTTATCGGTGATTGCATCGGTGTTTTTTATTACAATAAGCCAGTTATCAAGTACTTGTGGGAGTACTACAAAGGAGATCAACCGGTACTATACAGAACAAAGCTGTCAAATGAGGATATCACCAATCGAGTAGTAGAGAACCATTCTTTTGAATGGGTGCAATTCAAGGTCGCTCAGACTTACGGAGAGCCTATTCAGTTTGTCAGCAGAAAAGATGATGAAGCTGTAAATAAGGCAGTAGATGAACTGAATGATTACTTAGCAGATGCAAATAAGCACGAGAAAGACATAAAAGCTGGTGAGTGGCAGTCGGCAACCGGAACATCATTCAAAGCTATTCAGATTGTGAATGGAGATGTGCCTATACGTGTGGTTGCACCTAATCCTATGAACACGTTTGTCATTTACAACCGCAGTTCCGAAGAACCGATTTTGGCGGTACAGGAATTAAAAGATGAAAATGGCGAGTGGTACAAACTCTGCTACACGGAATCCCATGAATGTAAGATAAAAAACAGTGCGGTTGTTCCTGATACATGGAAACTTCACGGATTTGGTGGAATACCGATTGTAGAGTTTCCAAACAACCATGAGCGGTTGTCTGATATTGAACTTGTTATAGATTTGTTGGATGCAATCAATAATACGCAGTCAAACAGAATGGATGGTATAGAGCAGTTTATCCAGGCATGGTACAAATTTGTAAACTGCGAGATTGACGAAGAAGAGTTCAAAAAAATGAAGATGAACCATGCGTTGGTTGTAAAGTCCATCAATAAAGACAATAAGTCTGATGTGGATGTCATGTCTCAGGAGCTTGACCAAACGCAGACACAGGTTTCCAAGGATGATTTAACAGACAGCGCACTTTCAATTTTGGGAATACCGAACAAGCAAGGAAACACTGGCGGTGATACGCAGGGTGCGGTTGAGCTGAGAAACGGATGGGATTTTTCAAAATCAAGAGCAAGGCTTAAGGATCCGGTTGTTAAGACAGCAGAGAAGAGACTGGCCAAGGTTGCGCTGAATGTTATCCGCATTAAGAAAGAGGATCTGAAAATCACTCTTAGAGATTTTGATGTGCAGATCAACCACAGTCCACAAGATAATATGTATACCAAGTCGCAGACATTACTGCAACTTCTGCAGTGTGGTATTCATCCGCTTATTGCAATCAAAACAGTTGGACTTTGGGGAGATTGTGAAAAGACTTTCAACCTTTCCAAACCTTACCTTGATGCTCTGTGGAAAACTGCTGAAATTATCAACATGGAAGAGCAGATGGCAAAAGCACAGGAAATTGTAAAACAAATGCAAAATAAGACAGTTGCCTAGAAATAGGTAGCTGTTTTTATTTTATAAAAATTCGCAAAGCCGTGAGCGTACAAATCGGCAATGTCACTCGGTGTCGTTGCACCGTAAAAAAACGTAGGACATAACGGAGGTAATTTATGAAGAGAGAAGATTTAGCGGCAATGGGATTAACTGATGAACAGATTGAAAAGGTTATTGCCGAAAACGGCAAAGATGTTCAGACAGCAAATGCCAAGGCAACCAAAAACAATGCTGAACTGGAACGGTTACAGGGCATTGAAAAAGAGTTTAATGCCATGAAAGACCAAAATCTTTCCGAACAGGAAAAGGCAGCGAAGCAGTTAGAGGAAGCAAATAATCGTATCGCAGAGTTGGAAAAAGCACAGACTTTAGCAACTCAGCGTACAAGTGCGGCTGACAAATTCAAAATCACATCAGAACAGGCGGCACAGGTTGTAAAGGATGACGGCAGTTTTGATTTTGATGTTCTCGGAAAAATTATCTCTGATAAAGAGACTGCTGCGGCACAAGCCAAGGAGCAGGAGATTGCAAACGGATCTACTAATCCTGGAGGTGGAATTGCTGGCGGTGGAAAAGATGACAAAAAAACAGAAGCCGAAAAAGCGGCTGAAAAGATTGGCAAGACTTTAGCTGGAACAAACAAAGAAGCCGAAGCTGTAGTTAGCCAGTACTTATAAGGAGGTACACAAAATGAAATTCTCTGAAACAAGTGTAACTACCCAGTTAGAAATTCTTAAGAGAAAGCTGGGCGGTGAATTATTTGTTCCTATTAAACTGGATGCAAGTGCTTTCACTAATGGTGTGTGCAAGGCTGGTAATCCTATTAGTGCGACAGGAAAGAAAGTAAATGGCGGAAGCACCGATGATGCAGCAGTAGGTATTTTGCTTAACGATGTTTACGATAGCAACCCCAACGGAACTATCATTAAGGCTTTTGCCTGTGTAAATGAAGCAAATGCTAACGCAAATGCAGGTATTACCATTGCCGATGGTGTAAAGACAGGATTATCACTGATTGTATTTGAATAACTGAAACCGACTACAGACAGATGTAGCCGCTGACCGCTGAAAGATAGCGGTAGAAAGTGAGGAAATAATGAACATTAGAGATGCCTACAATGCGAAAGCAATCGCACTTGTGCATACAGAAGTTGCAAGTAATAAAATTGCATATCTTGGTTCCGGCTTATTCCCCGCCAAGAAGAAAATGGGACTGGATTTGAAGTGGATTAAGACTTCTAATGGACTTCCTGTTACCCTGAAAGCATCTAATTTTGATGCAGTTTCCACTATCAGAAGCCGTGAAGGATTCAAGATGCAAGAGACAGAAATGGCATTCTTCCGTGAATCTATGATTATCAAAGAACAGGACGAACAGGAAATCATGCGTATTAAGGACAGCACAGACCCTTACGCAGCAGAAGTATTAAGCAGAATTTTTGATGATGCAAATACTCTTGTGGAAGGTGCTGATGTAGTTCCTGAACGTATGATTATGCAGCTGTTAGCACCTACAGAGGATGGTTCTCCTAAGATTTCCATTCAGGCTGATGGTGTTACTTATGCTTACAACTACGACCCTAACGGCACTTACAAGCAGAACAACTATGCGGCATTGTCCGAGACCACAGACAAGTGGAACGATACTGAAAACTCCGATCCACTGGACGATGTAAATGTTGCTCTTGATTCTGTGGAAGCTGTTACAGGCGAGAGACCTACCATTATGATTGTCTCTCGTAAGACCATGAACTATCTTAAGCAGAACGCAAAGATCAAGTCCGCAATCTTAGCACAGAATGTTACAGCTAACGTTCTGATGACTGATGCAAGAGTTAAGGAAATTTTCTCTAACGAACTTGGTATCAATATCATTGTTTACTCTAAGCAGTATAAGAACGAATCTGGTGTAGCAACCAAGTTTTATCCTGATGGATATGCGACATTGATTCCTTCCGGTTCACTTGGAAATACTTGGTACGGAACTACTCCTGAAGAGCGCACTTTGATGGGCAAGCCTACCGCAGATGTTTCTATTGTGAACACTGGTGTTGCTGTTGCGGTTTCTGTTTCTGAAGACCCTGTACAGACTAAGACAACCGTGTCTGAAATCGTACTTCCTTCCTACGAGAGAATGGATAGCACCTATGTAATTAAGTGCTACTAATCGGAGGTATGCTGATGAAATTTGATTACAAAGTCAAATACAAAGGCAAATGGTATCTTCCGGGAGAAGAAATCCCGGAGGAAACCGTCACCGAAGTAAAAGAAGAAATCCCGGAGGAAACCGCATATACTAAGACGGAAATCAACCGTATGTCTACGGCAGACTTGCAGAAGTTAGCCGCAGAACACGGTGTCTCAGGTGCGGAAGAAATCAGCGGTGCGGAACTGAAAAAGATTCTGATTGAAAAGTTTGAACTTTAAGAGGTAGCACATGGCAGAATATACGACTTTGAAGCAAGTAAAAATCCGTCTGAAACAATTTCATATTGATTCTGAAAGTTCCGAGGTCGTGTTTGACCATTTGGAAGAAAATCCTCTTTTGGAACAACTTATCAGTCAAGCAGAAGCCGACATCAGAGCAAAGAGAATATACCCGAAAAGCTACACGGAAGAGAAGATTGCTGCGGATATGAAAAAATTTCAGTCCGTTGTGGTTAATCTTGTCGTGTATGACAGATCGCAAGCCGGTGAAAACTTCATGGCAAGCTATTCAGAGAATGGAGTGTCGAGAAAATGGAGAGACCGTGAGGATCTGTTTGTTGGCGTATTTCCATTTGCAAATGTATTGTAATTAAAAGAAGATTGTGCGTGACCATGTTACTGATTCCAGTAATAAGGTTGCAGGCGGCACACTTTAAGGGTGGTGGGCGGTGTGCCAACAAACAAGGAAGGCGGTATATGATGTGACTATAGAGTTATCTACAGCAATCATTATAAGCGTGTTATCACTCGGTTTTTCCGTCTACATTGGTCTGAAAAATAGCAAAAGAACAGACACAAAGGATATTGAGGAACGTGTGAAAGAAAACACACGCATCAACATGAAACTGGACACCATCCTTGATACTATCAATGAAATGAAAAGCGAGCGTTCAGAGATGAAGAAAGAGCTTGCAGAGCATGAACAGAAGCTGACAAAGGTTGAAGCCAGTACGGCATCTGCGCATCATAGACTTGATGGAATTGAGGAAAGACTTAACATTAAAGAGAACGGAGGTAAGGAATGATGGATTTTTCACAGGTAGGAACTTGTGTTGCAATCGTGGTTATTTGCTATCTTGCCGGTATTGGAGCGAAGCTGATTCCGGTTATTAAAGATAACTACATCCCGGTTGTTGTCGGCATTGTCGGTGGCATTCTCGGAGTAGTAGGAATGTATGTTATTCCGGATTTCCCGGCAAATGATGTGCTGAATGCGATTGCGGTAGGCATTGTTTCCGGTTTGGCAAGCACTGGTGTAAATCAGATTTACAAGCAGGTGAAGAAAGATGCTTGACATTAACAAGCAGGACATGAAGTACTCACGGCAGGGAGAAAAAGTCACGATTTATGACCGGGACGAAAACGGAGAAATAAAGTACATTGAGATGGACGGAGAAAGGATTCCAGTGGTTTTGAGAGAAACTACCGGATATTCTGAACCCGTCCTTTTTTCTGCCAACATCAGCAATAAGCTGTCGGAAGTACTGGTAAAGGAATTTGGTATTGATGATTCCAGTTCGTATTGTCAGATTGTGACCGACAAAGGCTATTTGCCGATTAAGGCAGGGGATGTTATCTGGAAGAAGTCAGAAGTAGGTCGTGACGATGACGGACTTGTGGACAACAAGACTGCGGACTATGTTGTCAAAGGCGTTGCAGACGAGGGACTGACAGCAGATTTGTTTTTGTTACAGAAGACGGTGAAGTGATATGGGAAAGACAATCAACATCAATCTGTTTGACACAAAGTCCATACAAGCGGCTGTAAAGGCTCTTAAAGACTATGAAAATAGTTTAGAGTATAAAAGTAGGCTACTGGCTGAAACACTGGCAGAAAAGGGTGTAGAGATTGCTAGAGTGCAAATTGCTGACCTCGATGCTATCTTTACATCGGAACTTTTGCAAAGCATCCATTCGGAATATGTTGGATACGTAAAAGGTGGCGGTGTTTGGGCGGTGGTCGCAGGTACAGACCATGCGGCTTTCGTAGAGTTTGGTACTGGTATTGTCGGTAAGCAGTCACCATATCCATATCAACTACCGGAAGGTGTTGACTGGCAGTATGCAAGCGGAAAAACCATAAGGCAACTTGCGGATGGAAGATATGGATGGTTTTATCCTGCGGATGACGGTAAATGGTATTTTACAGAAGGTATGCCGTCAAGACCATTTATGTACCTGACTGCAATAGAACTTCGTGATATTGTATCACAGACAGCAAAGGTGGTGTTTGGTAGTGGATAATGAATATCAGTGGGTATCAGATTTCAAAGTCAAGATTGCATCGTACTTAAAAATGAAGATACCACAGAGTCATCCAAAAGCTTATGTGACGGACAAAAGTAAGGATTTGTCAGACCCTACATTCCCTACGGTTTATTTCCATGCTATGCCGTTCACAGAGACAGGACAAGACCTTGAAGGACGGTCTGTTAATGGAATCACAGCATCATACCAGGTGGATGTGATAACCAACAAAAGTCAAGAAGAAGCCGAAGCTATCATGGCTACGGTTGCTGGACTTTTCAAACGTCTGCGATTTCAAATAACTTCCATGCCTGAGTTCAATAATACTTCGCAGGACACATACAGAAGCACTGCACGGTTCAGAAGAACAGTAGGTGCTGATGATACATTGTAACTATTAGAGCCAGATGGCTCTATTTTTTTATGCAAATTTAAGGAGGTATAAATTATGGCAGCAGCCGGAATTTCTACTTTGGGTATTACTTTCGGATATGGTACAGAGACAACCGCCGGAACAAAACCTACAAGTTTTAAGCAACTTACAAGAATCAATGCCATTGGCGGCATCAGCATTGAGCCGGAGCAGATTGATGCTTCTGCGTTAGAAGATGCAATCACCAGATATGTAAAAGGTCGTGCAGATACTGGCGGTTCTTTTGCAGTCACAGTCAACTTTACATCAGAGACTGTTGCTGAATGGACTGCACTTATCACAGCCTATAAAGCTCTTACTGGTGGAAATAGAATGTGGTTTGAAACCGTTATTCCCGGAGAAGATAAATCTTTCTTCGTTGTTGCACAGCCGCCCGAGCAGATTCCACAACCCGAAATCGGACAGAACGAACTTCTGACGATTGAAATGAACCTTACCATTGAGGAATACAAAGGTTTGGATTCTACTGTTGCACTTACAACGGGGGAATAGAAAGTCAGTCAGAAACAAATAACACTGCCGTGGCTGACTTTGATGAAGCGGTAGACGAAACATTGATTTAGCAAAAAGAGAGCCGTCTTCGGGCGGCTCCTTTCCAACAAATGTTGGGGAAAGGATATGTTTTTATGAAGAAGATTTTAGTTAATGATGTTGAATATACTTTAGAGTTTGGATTCGGTGCTGTGGAGTGCAAGGATTTGATTCAAAAGATGTTTCTTATGCTTTCCGGTGGCTATGTAGCTAAAAAGGCAAAAAATGTACAGAATCCCACGCCAGAAGAAATTGTAGATGGTAGCGGATATATGCTTGCAGAATTTCCTCATGTATGCAAAACGGCTTTTTATGCTGGTCTTATCGAAAACCATGAAGGTATTACACCGGATGAATCCAATGCTTTAATGAAAGAATACATGAAAGCAAACGGACTTTCTTTTGTGAAGCTGTATGGAGAACTGACAGATTGTATGGAAGAAGACGGTTTTTTCGAACTGTCGGGTCTGACGGAAATGATGACGCAGACCAAGGAAGAGATGGAGAAAGAGGACAGCAAGGTAACGAAGATGCCACAGGATCACAAGAAGAAATCGACTGGCACAAAATAATATGGGAAGAATATTTTCCATTTGCTTTTTCCATGGGAATTTCGATAGAAGAGTTCAAACATCTGAATCCTAAAAAATTAGAGTGGTGTTACAAAGGATATAAACTCAAAAAAGAGGAAGAAGATAGGAATTCATGGCAACGGTGTGGAGATTATGGAATATCTGCATTAATATTTGCAATAGACCATTGCCTAAACGGTAGAAAAGCACAATCGAAGTATATTGACAAGCCTATTATGGAACGTGCGGACATTGCTAATAATGAAAAAGAAATTCAGAAGCAAAGAAAAGCGTTACTCGCAGGACTTATGGCAATGCAGGCTAATTTTGAATTATCACACCCAAAAAAGGAGAAATAAGCATGAGTTTAACAGGAATTGATGTGTCCTCATACCAGGGGACGATTAACTGGTGGGCGGTAAAACAGAACGGTATTGATTTTGCTATTTTGAAAGTCATCCGTAAGGATTTGAACCCGGACAAGAAGTTTGAAGAGAACTGGAAAGGTTGTAAAGAGCACAATGTCCATGTGCACGGAGTATATGAATACGGATATATTACAACGGTTGCAAAATCACGATCTGATGCAAGAAGAGTGCTTACTATTCTTAATGGCAGAAAAGTGACAGTATATCTTGATGTTGAAGATGCCGTTATGAAAGGTCTTGGCAAAAATATTATTTCCATTATCAATGCTTACGGCAAGGTTATTACTGATGCAGGATTGCAGTTCGGTGTGTACACTGGGGAAAGTTTTTACAAGACATACATTAAGCCTTATGGCGGTGTGAGTTATCCCATGTGGATCGCACGGTACGGCAAGAATAACGGCAAGTGTAATGTGAAGTATCAACCGCAAGTACCGAACATGGTAGGCTGGCAGTATACTTCTAAAGGTCGTGTAGGCGGCATTGTAGGCAATGTAGACATGAATGTATGGTACAAGGAGTTAGATGCCGTATATGAGGATTCTACAAGCCATAGAAACCCTTATACAGAGCCGGAAAGACTTCTTTATTACAAGCGTCTGGCAATGATGAAGGGAAACGATGTCAAGTGGGCGCAGTACGAACTTGTAAGGAAAGGCTTTATGCCGTCTGTAAATGCGAAAGGTAAGACGAACATTGACGGATATTTTGGAAAAACCACTTCTGATGCAGTAAAAGCATTCCAAAAGAGTGTTGGAATCACTGTAGATGGAAAAGTCGGTGCGGTTACAAGGGCATATCTCAAAAAGTAATTTTAGGAGCGGTAGGTGTCACAGCTTACCGCTCTTTTTCTTGGAAGTGGCAGACACTTCCTTTTTTATTGCGGTAAAGGCGGTGCGGTATGGAAGATATTGATTCTTTGCAGATTAAAATAAAAGCGGATGCGAATAACGCAAGTAACGCACTGGATAAGTTGGCAAATAGCCTTACGAATTTTCAGAGAAGCTTGTCTATTGATACATCCAAACTGACAAGCATTTCTAATAGCATACAGAGTATCGCAAATGCCGCCAGTTCCATGAATACGAGCGGTATTAAGAATATCTCCACATTGACAAATTCCATTAACAGAATGGGAAAAATAGATACAAGCGGATTAAGCAGAATTTCATCTGCATTGAAGACCTTTTCTGCTGACATGGCAGGAACTAAAGTAGATGGAGTAGGGGATATTGCGAGCATAGCATCTTCGATTTCAAGACTTGGTGGTGTGGCATCCGGCAGAGCAGTCACAAACATTCCTTTACTGGCAAAGAATTTGAAGCAGTTATTTACAACTCTTTCAACCGCTCCAAATGTCAGTGAGAACATTATCCGCATGACAAATGCACTGGCAGGACTGGCATCTACTGGTGCGGCATCCGGGAGAGCAGCAAACTCTTTAGGACGTAATCTGAACACCTATACGGCAAGCGCAAAAAGAGCCACGAAGAGCACGTTCAGCCTTGCAGCGGCTTTCGGAAAATTCTACGCAACCTATTTCCTTGTGATCCGTGGAATTAAAAGCCTGTGGAAGTCTATAGAGGGAACTACGGACTATATCGAAGCATTTAACTACTACACGGTAGCATTTAACAAAGTAGGAAAGGAATGGGGCAAGGATTTTGAACAATTCGGTTACGACAATGCAGAAGATTATGCGCAGAGTTTCGGAAACCGTGTAAATGAACTGCTTGGCAAAATGTCCGGTCTGAAAGTAGATGTAGACGGTGGGCTGATTTCTGAAAGCGGAATGAAGAACCTGGGACTGAATTTACAGGAGATTACGCAGTACGCTTCACAACTTGCATCTATTACCAACTCTTTAGGGCAGACCGGAGAAGTTACTACGGCAATTTCAAAGTCCATGACAATGCTTGCCGGTGATATTTCCTCCCTGTTTAACGTGGATTTTAGTACAGTTGCAACAAACTTACAGTCCGGTTTGATCGGTCAGTCAAGAGCACTGTATAAGTATGGTATTGATATCACGAATGCCACCTTACAGACTTATGCTTACAAATACGGCATTGAAAAAGCTGTATCTGAAATGTCACAGGCAGAGAAACAGCAGTTGCGTTTACTTGCAATCTTAGACCAGTCCAAAGTATCATGGGGAGATTTAGCGAATACAATCAATTCTCCAAGTAATATGATTCGCCAGTTTACTAACAACGTAAAAGAAGCTGGTATGGTACTGGGTCAGTTGTTTATTCCGGTATTGCAGAAAGTACTTCCTGTTATTAACGGTGTCGTAATTGCGATTAAGAGACTGCTTGTTAGTGTTGCAAATTTACTGGGAATCAAGATTGACTTTTCGTCATTCGGTCAAGGTGTATCCGGGTACAATGAAGATTTGGAAGATACGGCAGATGCGCTGGATAAAGTTGGCACAAGCGCAAAAAATGCTCAAAGCGGAATCAGAGCATTTGATAAATTGAAAGTTATTTCCACACCAAAATCCAGTGGTTCCGGAAGTGGTGCTGGTGGAGCAGGAATTGACCTTACCAAAGAAATCATGGATGCTACTGCAGAGTACGAAAAAGTATGGCAGGAAGCATTCGACAAGATGCAGAATACAGCTATGGGCTGGGCTGATAAAGTAAGCAAGGTGTTTAAGCCAGTGAAAGACATCATAGAAGATCTGGCATATGCATTTAAGTTTGATTCTGATGCCTGGTTTAAGGTTGCCGGAATGGATACGTCCAAACTGGTAACTGGTATTTTTGACTGGTTCACAAGAGCAATAGATTCTGTTGACTGGGAAAAAATCGGAAGACACATAGGTAGTTTCTTGGACGGAATTGATTGGACGGCAATCTTTACTTCTGCCGGAAATTTCATAGAAACTGCCATAAATGCGGCAATCGATCTATGGAAAGGAAGTTTTGATGCTGCACCGATTGAAACCACGATTATCACAGCAATAGGTCTTTTAAAGTTTACTGGTGTTGGAGATATCATATGGGGAAAAATATCGGACAAGTTATCAGCCAAAGTACTAGGATCAAGTATAGGAATAGTTCCGACAATTGCAATAGCTGCTGTTACTTGGGAGATTGGATTTAATGTAGGAAAATCTTTAGGGAAAGCATTGTTCCCAGAAGACGCAGAGTACTACGACAATTTTACGTGGTTTGGTGAAAATGGTTTTTTTGATACATTAAAAAATACTGATTTTACCACATTAAAAACTGCGTGGGATGATTTATACAAAGATATAACAGATAATGATTTGTATAGATTCTTGACAGGAACAATGTTGCTTCCAAAACATAGCACTCTTGATGATTTTGGAGATAAAATTGATTGGCTAATTGATAAAATAAAAAATACAAAAGTAGATATGTCAGATACTTTTGGTCTGTCATCTGCACTTATCAATATAGCACCACTTGTTGGAAACTGGTTTAATGAAAATGTATCTCCTTGGTTCACAAAGGAAAAGTGGCAAGGAATGGGTCAAACTATAGAGTCATCACTTTCTGAAAAATGGACTTCTTTTACAACATGGTGGAACCAAACAGGATTTTCAAGTTGGTGGAAAAAAATTTCAGAGCAGTTTGGACTAACAAAATGGAATAAATTGCTTGAAAACATTCCAACGGCGTTTAGAACAGCATTTAAAACAGCAGCTAATGTTGCAATAGCTCCTTTGAACCTTGTAATAAGTGGAATAGAAACCATGATAAACAATGCCATAGACCTTATTAATGGTTTGATGTCTGCAGCAAGGTTAATACCTAAAATTGGTGACGCAGTTCCGAATAATATACAACACATTAGTGTTGGAAGAATACCTACATTTGAAAAAGGTGGTTACGTTCCAAGCCGATATACGATGTTCATGGCAGGAGAGAACGGTATACCGGAGATTGCCGGAACAGTAGGTGGAAAAACAGCGGTTGCCGGTGGAGTTGAAATCACTGGAATCAAAGATGCCATCAATTCCACGGCACAACAGGAAATTGCACTTCTGAGACAGAATAATCAGCTACTGCAAGGAATCCTTGAAAAAGAGTTTGGAATAACAACAGATCAAATTGGAATTGCCGCAAGACAATACGGTCAAGAGCAATTTAACCAAAAACACAAGAATGTATATGTATTTTAACACAGACAGCACTCTGAATGGGTGCTGTCTATTTTTATGCAATAAGGCGGTGGGCGTATGTCAGCATATCAAGGATGGCTTTTAAAAATTGGAGATTACGTTATTGACCAGTCAAGATTTATAGCCGCTGAAAGTTATCAGCCAGCTGTAAATATGCAAGATGTAGACCCGTGGACTGATGCAAATGGATACGTACATAGAAATGCTGTGGAGCTAAAAGCATTAAGTGTTGATTTTTCAACGCCTGCGATGCTGACGGATGACGATTTGCAAGAGTTACTGTCCGGGATACGAAGAAACTTTATTGATGCAACGGAACAGGGATGTAATATTACGGCATACATTCCATTTTTAGGTCAATATGTCACACAATATGGATATATGGCTGATATAAAGCCTACAATCTATGGAACTTATGACGGAGAGATTAAATACAATCAGATAGAATTTTCATTTGTCGGAGGTGTAGCGAATGAGTAACTATACCTATGCGGATTTGTTTGATAAAAGCGCATCCAAAAAGGAAATCACGATTGAAACAGAGGACAAGTCTGTAAAAATCACCAACAGCGAAATCCATTTTGAACAGTTTGAATTAAAAGAAATACTATGTGATGATGATTACCTTACATTTGGACAGTGCAATGCATCACAGTTAAAATTCAAAATTTCCAACGTGTTCACAAGCATGATTGGGAAAAAGATAAATGTTTCTGCTGTGATTAATGGACATGCTGACGCACCTTTTATTTTTGGAAAATACCGTGTCATTTCCGATAAACCAACAGATGATAAGCGTTACCGAAATGTGACCGCTTATGACGCAATATACGACATTGGAGAAGCGGAAGTATCTTCATGGTATAACGGATTAAAGTTTCCTTTGAAGTTAAAGCAGTTCAGAGACAGCTTTTTTGCATATTTTGGTGTTGAACAGGTAGAAACCACATTACCTAACGACAACATGGAAGTAGCAGAAACAATCAAACCAAGCGAACTGTCTGGACAGACTGTCATGGAAGCAATCTGCTCAATAAACGGATGCTTTGGACACATTAACCATGATGGAAAATTTGAATATGTTTTCCTTAAAGAAATAATATCCGGATTATATCCACAAAAAGGATTATATCCACAGAAAGGATTATACCCTAGAAAAGGTTCTGAAAAAGAAAAGGTTACTGGTGGAAAATACAAATCAGTTAAATATGAAGATTTTGTCTGCCAAAAAGTTACAAAAGTGCAGATAAGGCAATCAGAAAATGATATTGGTGCAGTTTACCCAGATACAGAGATTACCGAGAACGACAACAGTTATATTTTGCAAGATAATTTCCTTGTTTATGGAATGGGTGCAGATGCCCTAGAAACGGTTGCAAGAAATCTGTATGAGGTTATTAAAGTTGTAAAATATAGACCTTATAACTGTGAAAAAATAGGAAATCCTTGTTTGAGCCTTGGAGAAGCAGTCAATGTATATACGGCTAAAGAAATCATAGAAAGCTATGTGTTGAGCAGAACATACAAAGGAATCCAACAACCGACAGACACCATATCAGCAAGCGGAAAATCTCCAAAGTACAGTGAACAGGTAAATGGAATTAACAAAAGTATAATTCAACTCCGTGGAAAGACTAATGAACTAGAACGGAATGTAGAAGAGACCCGGTCTGAGATCAAGGATGTAGAGAGCGGATTGGATACGAAAATTACGCAAAATGCAGGAAAAATTGAAGCAGAAGCGAAAAGGGCAACAGATACAGAAGTAGAATTGGCAGCGGCAATATCTTTGCAGGCAGACCAAATCAAATTAAAAGTATCAAAAGGTGATGTCAGTTCTCAGTTAAGTGTTGAAAGTGGACAGGTAAGTATTTCTGGAAACCGTTTTGTATTGGAAGCAGATAACTGTAGCATATCAGCAGATGGAACTATAACAGCTAAAAACGCAGTAATGACTGGTAGTTTTAAGTCTATAGGGGAAGACGGAAGTTACACAGAAGTATCATCAGGTGAAATTAAATTTTATAACGAACTATTGCAAAGCACAGGATCTATAAAAGGATTGGGACAATATCTTACTATTGATGCTTCAATGGTAAGTGTAAGCGGAATTTTAGTGGTAGGAAATGGAGCAACATATGATTCACAATATGTAAAAAACATATCAACAACTTCTCAAATATTAGGCAGTAAGACAGTACTGACAAGTGCCACATTAAGTGTCACAAAAAATTATATAAATGGAACCGTATCAGATGTATCTTTGGTAACACAAACAGCCAATGTTGCTGATTATCCTGGACATAATGTTAATTTTATTACAGGAGTTTCATCACTTGGAGGTTTGCTCACTGCAACATCTGGAATTGTCACACTTATGACGTAGGAGATTTATTATGGTAAAAAAAATATTTATTCTTCAAACGATTATTGGAAAAACAATGAAAGAAGTAATGGAAGAAAGGCAAGAAATTCAGCAATATATAGCTTTTACCATTGGAATTTCCACGTTTACGGAAATCAATGCCACATTGTTTAGCACGGAAGATGGCGATGGTTTTGAAGAGTTTATGAAGCAACTGATTGACATGTCGGATACAGTGGTTGCACAGAGCGGATATGAGGTATCTGAACTGTGCAAAAATCTGTATGCATATGCAGAAGAGCAAGGAAAAGAAATCTATGTAAGGGAGAATTGATATGGCAGCAAACTTTGAGATTAAGAAATTAAAAAGCAACCTTGTGACAGTATTAAATCAAACACCGTTGCCTATCGAGGTGAAAAGGCTTGTACTGTATGAAGTGTATTCGGAGACTAAACAGTTATCAGATATGCAGATTATGAAAGAGGAAAGCGAGGTATCTGCAGATGGCGTTGAATAAGGTTTATACCAGAATTAACTGGGAAGATTACCCCAGTGAAAACACGGATTTAGATGCATACAATCTTAATCAGATGGATTCTGCTATTGATGCGTTGGACAACCGTATCATATCACAGGATGCCTTAAAAGTAGACAAGTCTGCAATAAACGGAAATATTGCAGACTGGACTATGGACGAAACAACCGGTGTTATTACTATTACAAAATACAACGGTGAAAAAATTATTTTTGACCTTAACATTGAAAAAATACCTGTTGGCTTTTCCATGTCTGATGACGGAATCATTACCATGACTACAGAAGATGGAACACAGTTTACAGCTGATATTGGTTCTATGATTCCGGTGTTGACATTTGAAGATTCTGCAACCATAGCTGTATCCGTGACTGGTACTGGAAAGAATAAGACTTATTCTTTTTCGATAAAAACAGGATCAGTAACAGATGATATGCTTCAGCCTAATTATTTAGCAGATATTAGAGTAGAATCCGCAAATGCATCTGCTTATGCGCAATCCGCAAATGCAAAATCTGTATTGGCTGAATCTTATGCCGTAGGTGGAACCGGAACAAGAGAAGGAGAAGATACAGATAACGCAAAGTATTATATGGAGCAGGCAAAACAGCAAACAGGAGGTATACCTACAAAAGTTAGCGAATTAGAAAATGATGCTGGATACATTACAAAAAAAGTTTCTGATTTGACAAATTATTATGACAAAACCACTGTTGATGAAAAAATAGATGCAATTCCAAAACCAGATTTGACAAACTATTTGACCAAAACTGGTGACGGTAGTAATTTGACTGCGGCGTTTGAAGAAGCAACAACTTTAGAGGAATTAACGACAGGAGAAAAGTTATCATCTATTTTTGGAAAACTTAAACTGGCTGTAAAAAACCTTAAATCACTTATAGGCCTTATCGGAACTACCGATATTTCGACTATTGGTGACGGTACTATCACTGGGGGATTAAGTGATGTAAATGGCAAGTTAGAATCTAAAATTTACTCTATCCCTATAAAAGCAAAAGAATCAAAAACAATAACTGTTGAGCTTTATGCCTGTGCAATGCTTTTAGTTGCGGGAGCAACAATGTATTATTTTTGTAATGGTTATTTGATACCTATCAATGTTAGTGATTCAGTAACAATGGGATTATCCAGTGATTATAGAAGTATAACTGTATCAAATACTACTGAGGTTTCAAATTATTTCTTGTCAATAGTTGCTTTTTCGGATATTTCGTATACTATAAGCTAATTGGCAAGTTAAACCAGGACACCGATTTGACTTTAGTCAATTGTGTATCATGGGAATCTGACAATACAATTTCAAAAATAGGTAACAGAGTATTTGTAACGTTAGGCGTACAAATTACATCTGAGCAGTATAGCGGATCATTAATTATTGCCAGTATTGCAAGGACATATTACCCTAAAACTACGTATGTTAGAGCAAATGCAGCAGGTGGTACAAATGGCGATAATCACATGCTTTATATTAGTAAATCTAATGGCGTAGTAATATTAAATCTTTCGACAGAACGGTATTATTCTGCCAGTTTCTCATACTTGGCAAATTAGGCTATTTATATGCTACAACAAAATTTAGGGTAAATGTTGCGTCATTACTTACAGTAGCAATTTGATATGCATAAAAATTACCATTAATTGCAAGACGCACATTAACAGCCCAATTACAGTTTACGAACACGCCAAATACGTTAGCATTACTTGGTAATCCAAAGTCAGATAAAGATCCTAATAATGACTGTCTATTTGTCACTAGCAGAGTAACAGATGTTGATATTGATGCAAATTTCAAACCACTTAACTTGCCATTTACAGAAGCAGTCATAAAAAATATTTGCGAAATAACAACAAAAAAGAGCATGGTGTAAAAGCCATGCTCTTAATCTATTTATCTGATTCCCCAGTCACCGTCATTGTTGACGAAACCAACCACATATCCTATCATGTCATCAATAAGATTTTCCGGGAGTATGCTGTTCGGAGACATAAGCGGAACATATCTACATTTTCTTACACCGTCTTCAATTATATGTGTTTTCACGACAATATATATCCCACCATTACTGGTCACAATACATCGTTCACCGTCTTGCGGTTCACGATCCGCAGCAAGGAGAATAATTTCCCCAGGCAGATAAAACGGCATATAGTAGTCACACGGAATTTTCACACCGATATAAGCTTTGGATTTTATATCTTCGGGCAAATTGTCTATGCACATGGGTTCCACGGCATTTGTGGTTGCGATAATTCCATTCATAAGTTGTGGATTAAGGACAGAAATATACTTGTGCGATTTTTCAAGACTGAAATAGATTTTAGCTTGGTGACGTATGAAGTAACGGATAAGGTACAGAGAGTGTTCCGGCAGACTGCGGCATATCTTGACAGATTCCAACATCTTATCTTCCATAGTGCCGCAACCTACCAGTTCATCTACACTGATTCCAAAGGCTCTAGCAAGGGCAACAGCGGTCGATAGCTTTGTGTCGTTAGAATTACCGTATAGTAGTGAATTAAGCGTAGAATAAGGCAAATTAGCTTCATCAGCAAGCTTGTAAACCGTCATGTCCGGTTCATTGAGAAATTCATGGAGATTCCCACGAAAACTTAACATATAATTTACACGGTTGACTGATAGATGTGTCGATATTTCTTTGATTCGGTCTTTTTTCATCATGTTTTTTATCCCCCTTTCACATGATACACTTGTAACATCCCTTGTTTCAAGGGACTTCAAGTTCTGGCGAGGGCGGTGTTTATTGGCGTTTTCACCGTCCTCTTTTGTTGATATTTTACAACAATAAAAAACGTGAGTCAAATATATTGATTGTTAAGAACATATGTTCTATAATTTAGGTATCGCTACCAAGTGCGGAAAGATTAGGGGGTGTACTATGGGGAAAGAAGATTACAAAGAGGAAATCACAAAGCTAATCAATGCTTGCGATAATTTACATTGGTTAGAGTGCATTTATGCCTATGTTAAAAAATTACTTAGATAAAGGAAAAGAGCCAAGGACTTGCGCATTGCCCTTGGCTTTTTCTTATTCGTTCTTTTTTGCGATTGAATCAATCAACTTTTCCAAAGAGTTCCATCCATCTTCGTCCAAGTTGGCCAGTGCGGATACAAGACGGTGCTTAAATGTATCTTCACCGGACTTTTGAATTTCTCCGAGCATTTCAGAGATTTGTTCGTCTTTTGATTTCTGAACAAGCATTTCACCAGTTCCATTTCGGAGCCATTCTTCGTTTACATCAAACTCTCTGCAAATATCAGATATGGTTCTTTCAGATGGTGTCTTCGTGCCTATCTCAACTTGCGCAATATAGTTTCTTGACAAGCCGATTTGCTTTGAAAAATCATCTTGTGTCATATTCAAATACTTTCGCAAAGATTTGATTCTCTCATTCATTTACATCCCTCCTTTCACTAATAATATACACCCAAAAAGTCCCCAAGTCAACAAAAATGTGTTGACATAAAGTTTCTAAGGGACTATAATATGTTTACAAGGTCAACAGAAAAGAGGTGAGAATATGGAAAAACAGAGATATGTGGTTTTAGACAAAAACGGTAAAGCAAATATAGTTCAGAAAGCTGATTCACGTTTTGTTGGAATTGACGAGATGGCACAGCACATTGCCATGAATGTTATTGATGACTACAAAAGCATTATAGATGGCGATAAGAAAATCGAAGAAACAAATATTGATTTGTCTATCAAAGTACTTACCGCCATTTCGCCTTTTAGGAACGGCTCTGGATTTGGAAAGGATTGCTAATTGCTTCGGCTTTTGCTAATTGTGGTTTTTCTTCCGGCAAAGAATTGACGATTTCTGAATAGTATTGGTCGTACAGGTTCTTAAAATCATCAAAACTTCCGGTATATCCACAGATTTTAGCAATAGCGTAAGCGGATGCGTATTCTTTAGAATCCAAATTATTTCACCTCCTTATTAAAAAGATAAGGAGAGTATATCACAAAAAGGAAGTGAATTGAATGAGTGAAAAAGAGAAAAAAATCGTTGAGAAGTTAAAGAGAGCCATTCCGAATATGTCCGATTTCGACAAGGGATATATTCTCGGCAAGACAGAGAAGATGGCAGAGGAATCTGTTAAGAAGCAGGGGGAAGAAAATGCAAAGCCAATTTGAGAGAGAACTTCTCAAAACCTTAAAGAGCATTGAAGGTACTCTGAAAAGAATTGAGAAGTCCATGAATGATGATGAGAAACAGCATACGACCATTTGCAATGCAGTTTCTCATGCAATGAAAGGAGAACATGAATGAAAAAATGGACTTACCGCCAGAAGAGAGATCTTCTTGACAAATTAGAACCGTGGATCACTGCACTGGTTCAGTTCATAAGTGCATTGGCTGGGGCGGCTGTCGGAATAGCTATCTGCTACTTTTTCTAAGTGGTATGTGGCAGTTGCAGTTATTAAAGCTACAACAAACGGTATGAGTATATTTCTCAAAAATGAGAGAAATAAATGTTCTTTGTAGAATCTTCCTTTTGAAGACAAAGTGAATGTGAACATTTCACGATTTATGGATGAACTAACTATGGTGAAATATCCCTTTTCCTTTAAGGACAAAAATGCTTGGTAAACATCTTCACCATTGTAATTCCCTATTTCAGACAATGAAATGGAACATTCAGAAGATTTTACAGTTTTCCTAAGTACTTTTCTTTCGATTTTGAGAAGCATATGAAACCTCCAGTTTTTTAGAACATTATACCACAGAAAGGAGAACAATGAACGAATTACAAACATCAAACATGAAAACACCCATTGAGATTGCACTGGGGATTGATGAAAACGGAATGACTACTGCAAGAGCGTTATACGATTTTTTAGAGTTAGCACAGGGGCAATTTTCACGGTGGGCGAAAACGAACATTACAGAAAATGAATTCGCCACAGAAAACGAGGATTGGGTGCGATTCGACATTGATGTCGAGACACCTACTGGCGGAAGAGTGAAGAGAGATGATTATAGACTTTCCGCTCATTTTGCGAAGAAACTTTCCATGAAAGGAAGTGGAGAGAAAGCAGAACAGGCAAGAGAATATTTTACAAGGGTTGAGGAAAAAGCAAAAGAAATAGTTATTAACCGTTCCCAGTTGTCGCCACAGATGCAAATGGTTATGTCGCTGGCTGAGAGCATGGCACGACAGGAACTGGAACAGAAGAAACAAGCTGAACAGGTTCAGAAGTTGGAAAGTACAGTCACCAACATGAAAGAAATTTTCACAGAGCCTATCGGAGACTGGAAAGCAGACATTAATGCAAAGGTACGCAATATTTCCGCAAAGAGCGGTATTGACTATCAGACACTTTACAATCAGATGTATGGTGAATTGGAAAATGAAGCACATTGTGTTTTAGCAAGGCTTCAGGGCAATAAAATCAAGCGTATGGAAGATGCCGGAAACACAAAAACAGCTATCAAAGAGGGAACTACAAAGATTGCGGTTATTTTTGACAATGTAAGACTGAGAGTAATCTTTGAGAATATCGTAAGGAGATATGCTATGAGGTATTGCGTATGAGAAAAATAGTTGAGGTTGTCCTTATGGTTTTCTTTTGGTTATTAGGAATATTCACGGGGGTGATTCTACTCTATGTTATATAGAGAAAAAAGAATATTAAAGAAGAGAAATAAGGAAAATTGTAAATCAGCTCCTTTAAAAATCAAAATAAAGTTTTGGTTTATTAGAAACGAGGAAATTCTATGGACGATATTTGTTTCTACTATAACCAGTTTAATAGTCCAGTTAGCAATAAAATATTTGATATGAAAAGGAGATTGTGGATTTTATGAGAACAACAATAAAGCTGTTTCTTCCTATTATAATAGCACTCTCCATCACATTTACATCCACGGCACAGCCAACCGGCAGTTTTATCTCCGAGGAAGCGCAGGAATCGTGTGTAAAGTACGGTGAGGAATACGGCATCTGCCCGGAAATGCTCATGGCAATGATCGAGAAAGAATCTTCCGGCAGACCGGATGTGGAAAGTGGCGGTTGCAAAGGTCTGATGCAGATTTCTGACAGATGGCATAAAGACCGCATGGAACGTTTGGGAGTGACGGATATTTACTCCGTGGACGGTAATATCCATGTGGGAGCCGACTACTTGTCGGAATTGTTTGAAAAGTACTGTGATGTAGGAATTGTCCTCATGGTTTACCACGGAGAGAAGAACGCAGCTACAAAGACAGAATTAAGTGATTACGCAGACTGGATATTAACCAGGAGCGCAGAACTGGAAAGGATGAACGGAAAATGAAAAACAGAGAGAAGTATGCGGAACAGATTATTAATATGGCTGCAAATGACATTAAAATAACTGTTGATAAGGAAGGAAGATTGAGCGATTGCTTTTCTATTAATTGTCATGATTGCGCATGGAGAAGTTGCAACAACTGCAGAAAAAAATTTAGGGAATGGTTAGAACAGGAATATGTAGAACATGTTGTTGATTGGTCGAAAGTGCCTGTGGACACAAAGATTCTTGTGAGAGATTCAGAAACTGGACAGTGGAGTAGAAGACACTTCGCAAGATACAAAAATAATATTGTTTTTGCATGGGACAGAGGTTGTACATCTTATTCTGCTGACGGATACCATAATGTTTCAACTTGGAAGTATGCCAAACTTGCGGAGGAAGATGTATGAGTGCCAAAAGGCGGTTTACAGTCAAAGGAGTAATCGGAAGATTTTTCTTTAATCCTAAAGAGTGGGAAATCGACCGTGAAACATCATTCTACTACCGACTGGTGAACCGTGAAACAGGAATGAAAAAATGGATAAGAAAGGAGTATTTCCATGTTGAAGAAAGAAATTATCTCTATCGTCCGTGCGAATGAGATTCTGATTGCAGGATTGTTAGATGCAGGAATATTGTATATCGGAGATGATAATATGATTCACGCAGCAGAAGACTGAAAGCCGGAGGAGTGAGGAAATGGAAAGGAAGATAAGAAAAATCTTGGTAGAACTGGGGCTGAAACAGTACTTGCCGGGATTCCAGTACATCATCGAGGTTGAAACGCTGATGTTTGAGAACCGAAACAGAAGACTTTCTGAAATCTACCGAATTATCGGAGAGGAACACAGTACAACCAAGGAAAGCGTGTACCGGGCAATCAAGTGGGTTGTAGATAAGATGAACCCAACCACAGATTTGTACAAGAAAATCAACGAGACAGACAAGCCGGTCTCAATCTATATGTTTGTTAATTCGTTGTATTTATATCTTTGGGAGGATAGGAAAAATGAGGATTAAGCACATCTTTTTGCAGAATTTTTGCAAATTCTATGGCTCTAACGTAGTGGACACTGATTTGTACGACCGGACAGAGATTTCCGGAGTGAATGAAGTCGGTAAGTCCACGATCAAAAGAGTAATTCAGTATATTTTTGGATGCCGTGACGAGAACGGCAAAGAGATTAGCGGAATCAGACCGCATGACAAAGACGGTAACGACCTTGACGGAGATATTACCACAGAAGTTACTGTGGAGATTGAAGGTACAGACAAGGTTCTGAAAAAAGTATGCCGTCAGAACTTCAATAAGAAAGGCGAGTTTACCGGCAATGTCACGGATTACTATGTGAATGATATTCCAAAAAAGGCAGCAGATTTTGAAGCATTTTTAGAAGAGAGTGTATGCGGAAAAGATAAGTTTTCACTTTGCATCAATGCCATGACACTTCTGCTGAAAGGTGGCACGGATCAGAGAGCACTTCTCACTGATATGTTTGGCCAGCACAGTAATGATGACATTTGCAATCAGTTTCCGGAGTTTGAAGCATTAAGGACTGTTCTGCAGGATGGAACGGTTGATGAACTGAAAAAGCGTTGCAATACGCAGTTATACGGCACAAGGGGAAGAAATGGAACCAAAGGTTTGCAGGATTTACTGGATGAAATTCCAAGCCGAATTGACGAGGTAAGCCGTCAGAGAGTAGATATTGACCTTGCGGATCTGGAACTGAAAAAGAAAGCTTTAATGGATAAGCTGTCAGAGAACATTAAGCAGCAGACAGATACGCAGAACAGCATGATTTCCTACGATAAGCTGTCTGATGGAATCATTGAGTTAAAAGGTCAGTTGAGCGCATTGCAGCAGAAAGCAAATGAAAAACTGGATGCGGACAGAAGAGAGAAGCGCACAACACTGAATCAGATTCAGAATGAGCATCAGAAAGAGTTGCTTAAGGCAGATACCATTCGTGAAGAGATCACTGCACTCGAAAAGCGCATTGCACAGTATGAGCAGAAGAGACAGGAATTGAAGAAGAGTTGGGATTTGAATAAAAGCCTTAAATTTGATGAAAACTCTTTGATTTGCCCCTACTGTGGACAGGAATATCCGGAAGAGAAGAAAGAGCAGTTAAGAACGGAGTTTGATACGCATAAGGCACATGAACTGGAACTGATTACTAAAGAGGGTTCTTCCTGTGCTAACCATATCAAAGCGGATCAGGCAGAACTGGAGCATAAGCGTGAGGAGTTGAAAAAGACCGAGTATGAAGTGGAGCGGTTGGAAAAAGAGGTTGCCATTGCTGATAATGCCTTAAATTCCATTCCGGCAAGTGTGGATATTTCCAACACAGAAGAATACAAAGCTGTCCAGTCACAGATTGCTGAGAAAGAAGCTGCCATGAACAAATTCTCTGACATGAATCTTCTTAGATTCCAGTTAAAATGTGATGAAGAGCAGATCCGCAATGATATTTCTGTGGTTGATAAGTCTTTGGCGAGTGTAAGCATTAACGAGAGTGTGGATAAGCGTATCACAGAACTGGAACAGGAGCGCAAGAACATTGCACAGAAGATTACGGATGTGCAGTCACAGCTTGACCTGTTAAAGAAATTCAGCCGGAAGAAGAACGAACTGTTGGAAGCTGATGTGAACAAGTATCTTTGCTTCTGCACTGTGCGGATGTTCAGACCTCTTGTGAATGGTGACACGGAAGAATGTTGTGACTTTACATACCGTGGAGAGCCTTACAGCCGGAACATGAACCACGGAGCAAGGATTCTGACGGAAATTGACATTTGCAATGCGTTTCAGAAGCGGTGCGGTGTGGAATTGCCTATCATGGTTGACGATACTGAGAGCCTTGACCCTTGGAAGATTCCTGATGTTGACAGTCAGTTGATTATGTTCCGCAGAAGTGATGATGCGGTTTTGAAAGTGGAGGAAGTGAAAAATGGAAAAAGTAATTAAGAGTTACAAAGGGTTCAACAAGGACATGACTTGCCGTGGATTTCAGTACGAAGAAGGCAAGGAGTACGAAGAGGAGACAGCAGATGCCTGCCACAGCGGATTCCATGCTTGTGAATATCCTCTGGATTGCCTTGGTTATTATTCTCCGAACGAATCTGTTTACCATGAAGTGGAGCAGAACGGTGAATTTGACAGAGGTGAAGATGATTCCAAGGTTGCATCCACAAAAATAAAGATTGGTGCGAGATTGGATATTTCTGGACTGGTAAAGGCGGCCATTGATTTTACTATGAGTAGAGTTAAAAAAGAAGCTGAAAGTGATGAAGACTGCGGTGCATCCTCTGCCACAGGTGACTACGGTGCATCCTCTGCCACAGGTAACTGCGGTGCATCCTCTGCCACAGGTTACAAAGGTGCATCCTCTGCCACAGGTGACTACGGTGCATCCTCTGCCACAGGTTACAAAGGTGCATCCTCTGCCACAGGTTACAAAGGTGCATCCTCTGCCACAGGTGACTACGGTGCATCCTCTGCCACAGGTAACTGCGGTGCATCCTCTGCCACAGGTTACAAAGGTGCATCCTCTGCCAACGATTCCGAGAGCGTTGCGGTTGCATGGGGATACAAAGGGAAAGCAATGGGTGTCATTGGTTCCCATATCGTTCTTGCTGAATGGAAATATATTGGCAGTAAAGAGGATGACAGATACGACAGAGCAGAGCAGGAAGCATGGGAGTTTGTCGGTGCGAAGATGTTCCGGGTAGACGGTGAAAAAGTGAAGCCGGATACATGGTACAGATTGGAAAATGGTGAACTTGTGGAGGTGGAGAATGCAGATTAAGAAAGAGACAGTCATTTCTGTTCTGACAACAAGCGGAGAAACAATCAATGCCGGTGACACCGTGATATTCAATTTTGATGACAAGTGTTGCGTGGGTGTGTACCTTGGGCTTTCAGACCGTGGAGCCTTGAAATTCAAAGGCAAGATTGCTGATACAGATGTGACATATCATGTGATGCCTAGAAGCATCAAGGAAATTTACAAGGCTGATGTGACAGTGCATCAGGGAGTTACAAGTGGCTTTATGAATGAGCCGGAAAGTGAGGAAGAATAGCATGGGATTTACAGAGGTTTTAACGATCGTTTTCATTGTTCTGAAATTACTTGGAGTGATTAGTTGGTCATGGTGGCTTGTACTACTGCCGGAGATTTTAGCATTTGTTGTCTATGCAATCATGGTGATTTCGGCTGTGGTGGTTAATGCAAAGGTTACAAAGTCAATGGAAGATTTTGACAGAAAGTGGGGACTGTAAGATGAAAGAACATAAATTTAAGGTTGGAGAAAGATATACAAGCAAATTGTTTGTAGACAAGGGTGCAGTAATTGAAATCACAGAAATCAGTGGTGGCACTGTTTTTTACAAAGATGTAGTTGGGGAAAGCATTTGTTTAAAACATTTCCAAATAGGTTCTATATTCTCTGCCGCTTTAGAAAAAGTAGACACAACTATTGTCATCTACCGCAAGGACAACAAAGTGATCGCACTGGACAAGTCCACTGGCGAGAAAGCAGAAGCAAACTGCAATCCGGCTGATGAATTTGATTTCCGTACTGGTGCAAAGTTGGCTTTTAATCGGCTGATGGGCGAAGATGCGAAGCCTGATAACGGTGTCCGGGAGGTTAAGAGAAAAGCTAAAGTCGGTGAGTACATCAAGGTTGTTTATGCGATGCCTTGTTTGATTCCTTATAAAAACGGAGATATTTTCAAAGTAAATTGCGTTACGACATCAGGATGTATTTGCAAAAAATCTGAGGAAAATGTTGGTTTATGGCACAAAGAGTACGTTGTCCTTGAAAACTACAAACCGGAAGAAAAATCGCAGGAAGATGATGACAGCGAAATCCGTGTCGGTGACATGGTAGAGGTAACACGAAGCGGTGGTTGTTATTCAACGTACGATACATGGAGTGGACTTGGAAGTTATAGGCAAAATTTTGTTAATGGAGTTTCTGTTGAAGACGGAATGGTTGCAAAGGTTTTGAACATTGCGAAGCATGACAGGCTGCATAATTTTCGCCTTGCACTTATTCAGAATCCCAAGACAACACAGGTATTCATCATCAAAATTGACGGCATCAAAAAGGTAGAAAGGTAGGTAGAAACATGGCAGACGAAAAGAAGCAGGAAAACACAGGAATTGTGGAATACGAATCAAATGGGGAAATTGTAAAAATTTCCCCAACAACGGTAAGAAAGTACCTTGTAAGCGGTGGTGGAAACGTATCGGATCAGGAAGTAATGATGTTTATGTCTCTTTGCAGATATCAGCATCTTAATCCTTTTTTGAAAGAAGCATACCTCATTAAGTTTGGAAACAATGATCCTGCTACTATTGTTACCGGAAAAGATGTTTTTACAAAAAGAGCCGATGCAAATCCGAATTATGCAGGAAAAAAAGCAGGAATTATTGTTCAAAAGAAAGATGGTTCCGTTGAAGAAAGAGAAGGATCTTTTGTCCTTAAGGACGAATCTATTGTAGGAGGTTGGGCTAAAGTGTTTATCAAAGGAAGAGAGACACCGGAGTACCAGTCAGTATCTTTCGATGAATATGTTGGAAGAAAAAAAGATGGAACAATCAACGGTCAATGGTCTAAAAAGCCTGCAACAATGATAAGAAAAGTTGCTGTTGTACAGGCATTAAGAGAAGCTTTTCCGGATAAATTCCAAGGTTTGTATGCGCAGGAAGAATTTCCTGATGTTTCCGATGTGAAACTTGATGTGGAAAAAGTTGTGGCAGAAGAGGTACAGGCAAATGCAAACACTATCGAGTTTCCTGACGCAACATTTGAGGAAGTACCGCAGACCGCAGAGACGGACATTGCCAGCGCAGAGACGCCGGATTGCTTTAAGTAGGGAGGACACCATGAGAATTATTTCACAGGACGGTAGAACTGATATTCCATATGAAAATTTTTGCTTTGGAATTACAAAAGATAATTCCATTGTTGCGATAAGAGATACCATTGCCAGACCCTCAGAAATTGCGCATGGCGTTGTAGCTACATATTCCAAAGAAGAAAAATCGAAGAAAGCTATGGAAATGCTTAGAAAAGCATACGTTGGTATGCCGATTCTTTTTCAAAATGTTGAAATTACAGAAGATGTGGTAAAACAGTTTGAAAAATTGAAAAATAGTGGAATTATAGTTCAAACCATGAACAATGAGCCATCAAAAGTTGAATATGTAAATAACTGCATATTTCAGTTTCCAAAAGATGACGAAATTGAGGTAGAAACATGAAGCTAAAATGTTTAGGATCCGGTTCTTCAGGTAACTGCTATCTTCTAACGGCAGATAACAGTGAAACACTTTTACTGGATGCAGGACTCCCTATCATGGACATAAAACGTGGTCTTAACTGGGATATTAAGTGTGTTGTGGGTGCGATATGCACCCATACGCACAAAGACCACTCATTATCCGTATCAGACCTTAAACACATGGGAATACCAGTATTTAAGCCATATGAGAGTTTAGAACCTATGGAAATATGCTTTACTGGTGGAAAAATAATGGCATTTGATCTTACTACACTGGATGGTAAGTGGACACATACCAACGCTGATGGTTCAGAATGCCCTTGTTATGGATTCCTGATTACTCACCCGGAAATGGGGAAATTGCTTTATGTAACTGACACGGAATTTGTTAAGTGGCGGTTCCATGAATTAAACCACATCCTTATTTCATGTAACTATCAGAAGAAGTACATTACAGAGGATTCCAACGATGCTAAGAAATCCCATGTGTACCGTGGTCATATGGAACTGGAAACAGTAAAGGAATTTGTTCTTGCGAACAAATCAGATGCCTTGCAGAACGTCATATTGTGCCATTTAAGCCGTGATAATTCTGATGCCAAAGAATGTGTCACAGAGGTAAAAAAGATTGATCCATTGGCGAATGTAGACTATGCGGCAGCAGGCAAGGAATGGATTTTACAGAATGGAAAGGAGTGCCCGTTTTGAGTGGTGGAAGTTTTGGTTATTTGTGCTACAAGGATGTCAATGAGCTAATGGAGCCGTCAAGTATCTCCAACCTTGAAATTATGGTGCAACACTTACAGTTGTACGGTTACGAGGACATAGCACGAGATACACAGCGGTTGATTGAGTATATCCGGTCGGCAAGTATCAGAATTGAGGTTTTGAGCGAGAATCTTAACGGTGTTTTTCATGCGGTAGAGTGGTATGAGAGCGCAGATATTGGCAGAGAGACCATGATTGCAGAACTGGAAAAGTACAGAAATGGTGGTGCGAATGGCTGACACATTTTATAGACCACTTACACCACAATTAAGAAGTGAAATAATGCAGAGCATTGATTCTAACATATCCGAACTGAATACCTGTAAAAACAATGCTTTAGTCAATATGCAAAAGACAGGATATGGGGCATTGAGAAATATTATAAATGCCTTGCCGGACGGATATTTGATTCCATTTGAAAGGCGGTGATGTGGTTGGCTGATTGGAAGAAAATCTATGCTATGAAAGCAGAACGTGAGAAAAAAATAAAACAGATATGCCCCGAAATATCGAATGTTAGCGGAATCTATTTGTTTTACAGAGTGGACGAAGCAGGAATCAGAAGAGGGTATTGTGGGCAAGCTGTCAGACTTTTAGAGCGCACATCTTCTCACCTTGCGGAATACGACCATATAGCATTGAGCCTTAAAAAACATGGCTTCAAGAGCAAAGATAATCCGCATGGGTGGTCATTGCATTTTTTAACCTGTGGGATATCAGAACTTGATGAAAAAGAAGTCGAGTATATTAAAAAATGTTCTGATAGTGGTATTCAGATGTACAACGTCACGGCAGGAAGCCAAGGTAAAGGGAAACAAGTAACAGGGCAATATAAACAGCCTAAAACTTATTCGCAAGGCATACAGCAAGGCAAAATCAACCTTGCAAGGGAACTGGCGAACATTGCCGACAAGCATCTGATAATCAGTTTGAAGCCTGAGAAGCAGAACAATTCCGTGTCGCAAAGACAATTTGTTCGGTTTATGGAACTTTTGCATGGAGAAAAGGATGGTGAAAGTAATGAATAAAACAGACTATGAAGTACTTTTACAATACGTTGAAGAAACTGACAAGGAGTTTTATGAATCTCTTTCTACTCAAAAACAAATTATGTATCTTTGCTATCAATATGGAACTAGATCTTTTAAAGAGTACTTGTTTAAGTATAGATTTCAGCAAGCCTGCAATAAATTAAAGGAGTTTTTCAGAAAATGGTGAAATACGAAGATGAATGCTGCGGATGTGCCACTGAAAGAACTTGAAAATCACAGAACTTGGAGGTGATACATAAAATGCCAAAACGATATGACAATCCGCAGGAAATTTTGAAAATTATGCGGAAGACAGAACTTTTGAAGCAGTCTGCGGAGAGAAGTCCATTCACCGGAATACTGACACTGTTCTGCTATACCTTGTGGAAAGACTACAAGTACTCACAGACGAGACTTTCTGATTTCTGCGGTAAATTCACCGAGTACAACGAAAAGTACGAGAATGAGCCTTATACGGAGTTACAGAGCAGGCTTAACGATTTTGCAGACTGGACGATTGAGTACAAGGAATTTACCGAAGCTGATTATCCACATTACAAGTCGGTTGTAGCGCAGAAATGCATCCTGGAACAGGTCAGATGCAACAACCTTATCAATGAGTTGTCTACAAGGTACATCCTATATGGAATGGTAATTCTTATGGAAGATGGATTTAGTAAGAAGAAGCTGACGAATTTCAAGGATAAGTTTTCTGACCACATGGACAAAGCCGGAGACAAGTGCAACGGAAAGGATTTCATGGACTTGTGGAGAGAACTGGTGGAAAACACCGGAATCTATATTGAGAAGCCTATTTTTGAGTAAGGAGTTCTAAATGGCAGAAAAACGAATGTTCAGCGCAAAAATAATTGAGAGTGATGCTTTTTTGGATATTCCTGCTACGGCTCAAATGCTTTATTTTCACATATGTATGAACGCTGACGATGACGGATTTGTGAACAACCCCCGGAAAATCATAAAGATGTGCGGTGCTTCTGATGATGATTTGAAAGCATTGATAGACAGCAGATTCCTTTTATCTTTCGATAGTGGAGTTTTTTTGGTAAAACACTGGCGCATTCACAACTACATTCCACCGGATCGTTACAAGCCGTCATGCTATGTGGATGAAAAAGGGAAAGTCGGCTTAAAGCTAAACGGAGCATACACCACAGACCCTAAAAAGATGGTTTCCCCAGTAGAGGGAAATCCAAAGAAGAGTTGTTGCTACGACAAAGAAATCAAACTTGATAAGAGGTGATATAAATGCAGATGACAGGTTATGAATTGTTGGCGAATTACGAAAAAGCAGAGGACAAGGACAAACAGATTCAGATTCTTGCGGATTTGAACCACATCCCGGTTGACATGGTGCGTTTTGTGATTGACAACAGAGAGAAATTCGATGTTTCAGAGACACCATTGTCCACAGAAGAATTTGCAAAGTGGTGTGAGACGGAACTTGACCGTGTGGATGCTAATATCCATGCACAGGAAAAATATTACAGAGAAATTTGCAATGTATACAGAATCGCAAGTACATACGGAAAAAGGAGTGTAGCTGTATGAGAGAGGGAACAGGAAACTTTCAGAACGGTGACTTACTCTACATGGCTACACATCCGGTTGCTGATGCTATTAGAATCGGACGCACGAAGCCGTATGAGTGCAAATATCCAGTGATGGAGAGCAAGCCGAGGATCTCGGAAAGGAGTAAGGATGGGAAAAGCAGCAGGGATTAGAGGATACACAGCAGACGAAGTTGCAGAAAGTAGACGTATAGAACTGGAAAAAGACTATGAAAAATGCCGTAATAAGTTTGATGAAGTAAAAATCAGAACGCAATCGGTTAAAACTGCAAAATTAGAACTTGAAGAGTGCAAACATGAGCATGAAAAAATGCTATCAGAATATCGCAGAGATAGCGTAGACAGAGTTTTATCGTACATTCGCACAAAGAAAATTACGGACTCAAATGAATTGGATTTACTGCTGTGCCACTGTCAGAATAAGCTGAACGGCAACATTGATGGTATTGAGTTAAATTTGCACTATGAGTAAAGGAGCAAGGATGGAGAGACTCACAAGAAGAAGTGCTAACGGAACAGGGATATATGCTACACCTAGCGGAGAACCTGTTAAATGGGAAAATAACCGCCATAATGTATTACAGAAATTGGCAGATTATGAGGATGCTGAGGAGCAGGGATTGCTCTTGCGGTTGCCGTGCAAGGTGGGAGATACCGTTTATGTAGTCACTTCTCCATTTAATGTGTTTGATGATATTGAATATGATGAGAATATGAAAGACGAAGTCTATGAATCTTATGTTTCTAGTGTATCATTTTATGAAAGCGGAGAACAATATAGAATTTACGCTAAGGCAACAAATCATTTTATAGGAGCATATTTTAGAGAATGCGATTTTGGCAAAACGGTATTCCTTACCAGAGAGGAAGCCGAAGCCGTACCGAGAAAGTGAGAAGAGAATGGCAAATAGGAACACACTGCATAGCAACAAATTGGATGCTTTTCGCAAATGGCTTATCAAAACCGGATGGACGATTGAAGAACCGAAAGGTATATGGGAAGTATTAAGAGCGAAAAAGGCAGGAAGACAGAATCCCTTGATTGTCTATCAAAAAATGAACAAAGAGCATTTAAGCGTGCTGGACAGAGATATTGATGTCATCAAGAGATTTTTGCAAGAAAAGTAGGTGGAAGATGGTGAAGTGTAATAACTGCAAGAATTTAGAAACAAAGGATAACGGGTTTGATGCGTACTCATGGTGCGAGAAAATCAACGACTGTCCACATGGGGACATAGAAAGAGACTGCGAGCACTACGTACCTATGATCAACGCAGACCGGATCAGGAGCATGACTGACGAGGAGTTGGCGATGGCACTATTATGTGTCCTGCGGAATTTAAAAAGGAAAGTGAGGAATGAGGATGAAGACAGTAACAATCGAACTTGTTGACGGATATTTTATCGAGGTGGACGAACTGAACCACACTCTTAAGCAGAGATACCAGGGAGAGACCAAGGATGGCGAGAAAAAGTCTGCGGAGAGAATCATCGGATATTATCCCAGTGTCAGAGCGTGTGTGGAACGCATTGTAAAGCTTATTCCACTGGATGAAAACGATGGCAAGGTAATTTCTATGCGAGAGTATGTTGACGAGGTTGAAAAAGCCTTTAAGAGAGTTTCCGAGTTGAAGTTGGAGGAGTAGCCATGACGGAGAATGAGGCAATCAAAGAACTTGAGACATCTATTGATTTAGCAAAAATGTGTACACAGAATTACGAGAGAAAAAACGAAATCCAAGGTTACGGGATAGCAATCAAGGCACTGGAAGAAGTACAGCAGTACCGAGCAATCGGCACGGTGGAAGAATGCCGGGCGGCAGTGAAAAAGCAGACGGCGAAGAAACCGGATTACGAGGGAGACGGATACTCAGACGGACAGCTTGTATACGATACGTGGATTTGCCCTTCCTGCGGTAAGCATTACGAGGTTGATTATGATAGATATGATTATTGCCCGAATTGCGGGCAGCGCATTGATTGGAGGGATGAAGTATGAGTGAAGAATTAAAGCCGTGCCCGTTTTGCGGCGGAGAAGCAAAAAAACAAGCAGTTAAAACGACAATATTGGGCGATACCTATTGGGGGATAAAATGTACGAAATGTAATTGCGGAACGGTTGGCTATCTGAATTATAACTATGCTATTAAAGCATGGAACAGGAGGGCGAACGATGGGAAAAATGATTGACGAAGGCGAATTGGTTAAAGTACTAGAAGAAAGAGCGACAAATGAAGCTATCTGCGGATATATGACAGCCTACGATGTTACTAATAGCATTATTGATGAAGTGAATGAGCAGCCGACCGCCTACGACCCGGACAGAGTTTTGCATCAGTTGGAAGAACGCACAGCATTCCTGAAAGACTGTACGAAGTATGGAAATAAAACAGCAGAGCAGCAGTCAAAATCCTACGACACTATGATGATGTATGAGGTCAAGGATTTGGTAGATGATTTGTTGGAGATTGTAAAGGCAGGTGGTTCAGATGGCAATTAAGCCGATTTTATTCAATACAGAGATGGTTCGGGCAATTCTGGATGGGAGAAAGAGTTGTACGAGAAGAATAATTAAACCACAACCGCAAGGATATTTTGAAGTAAGCGAAGAACCGCTGTATATATATGATACAGACGGAAAACAAGGCAAAATTACACCACCATATCAGCCGGGCGATATCCTGTATGTCCGAGAGACATGGCGTGTTGGAGCATGGGATATATTCAATCAAATGATAGCCTTTGACTATAAAGACGGCACTTGCGGAGAATTAACTTACATACATGACCGGGAGCTGTTTGATAGGTTAGTAAATCAATCCAGAAATGATGCCAGACAAGCAAAATGCGAATACAACGGTGCGGATTTTGTCTGGGAGAAAGGAAAATCGCCTTGCCGTTGGCACCCATCCATCCACATGCCGAAAGAAGCCGCACGTATCTGGCTTAAGGTTACGGATGTGAGAGTGGAGCGGTTGCAGGATATTACAGAGGAACAAGCATGCATGGAGGGAACAGACCCGTGGGATGAAGTATGTTACGAAAACAACGGATGGCATCCAACGTTTTCAGACCCAGACAGTGGTGGAGACCCTAATATGGTCGATGGATTTCATAAACTTTGGAACTCCACCATCAAGAAATCCGATCTTGACCGTTATGGTTGGGATGCTAATCCGTGGGTGTGGGTAATTGAATTTGAACGGTGTGAGAAGCCAAAAGGAGTGTGATGCAGATGGAACCCATTGATTACACCGCCCTGTACGAGCAGAATGAGGACTTTAAGCGGTACGTTGACAGATATTGCATCAAGCACAGAATCAGCGTTGCAGAATCCTTACAGCACTATCTGGTGCAGATGGCGGGGAGACAGTACAAGGAACAAGCAGAAACGATTGTAAGAAAGGAATAACGAATGCCCGGTAAACCGTGGAGACATGAACACAGAAATATTCCCGGATTGTGGAATCATGTGCTATTTAGCACAGAAATAAGAGAAAGGAGCCGTAATGGATTTTGGATATTACAACAGGGATTGCATGGATGGGATGAAAGAGTTCCCGGATGATTACTTTGACCTTGCGATTGTGGATCCACCGTATGGGATTGGAGAAAATGGGGATAAAAACCATACAAGAGGTAAACTGGCAAAAGCAAAGGATTACAAGAGTTTTAGCGGAATGGATATAAATCCACCAAACGAAAAATATTTCGATGAACTGTTTAGAGTGTCAAAAAATCAGATTATTTGGGGGGCAAATCATTTTATAAGCAAAATGCCGTTTGATAGTAGTTGTTGGATTGTTTGGGATAAAGATAATGGAAATACTGATTTTGCTGATTGTGAACTTGCATGGACTTCGTTCAGTACTGCAGTAAGGAAGATTAAATATAGGTGGAACGGAATGCTTCAGCAAAATATGAAACACAAAGAAAACCGTATCCACCCTACACAAAAGCCAGTGGCACTATATGAATGGCTTCTGAACCGCTATGCAAAGACCGGAGACATTATCCTTGACACCCATGTAGGCAGTGCCAGCAGCTTGATAGCCTGTTACAGAACCAACCATCAATATGTTGGATTTGAACTGGACAAGCATTATTATGATTTGTCCAAAAAGAGATTAGATGCAGAAATGGCACAAATGCGATTATCTGATTTTATGCCGTGGGTGATGCCATGATTCAGATGAGCATTTTTGACATTATACGTGAACCGATACGAATTACAAAGCCTATAAGGCTGATAGAACTGTTTGCCGGATATGGTTCGCAGGCAATGGCACTGGAAAGAATCGGTGCAAAATTTGAGCATTACAGAGTTGTTGAGTTTGATAAGTATGCCGTAGCAAGCTACAATGCGGTGCATGGCACAGATTTTCATACAATGGACATAACAAAGGTTCATGCGGATGATTTGAATATCTGCGATACTGAAGCCTTCACTTACTTACTTACTTACTTACTCGTTTCCATGCACCGATTTATCGGTTGCCGGGAAACAAGCAGGCATGAAAAAAGGTAGTGGCACAAGGTCCGGTCTTTTGTGGGAAGTGGAGCGTATTCTGAAAGAGATAATAGATGGTGGCGGTGAGTTACCGCAGATTCTGTTCATGGAGAACGTTCCACAAGTACATGCCGATGCAAACATGGTAGATTTTCAAAACTGGATCGATTTTCTGACAAGTCTTGGATATGTAAGTTACTGGCAGGACTTAAACGCAAAGAACTACGGAGTGGCACAGAACCGTGAAAGATGCTTCATGTTTTCATTTTTAGGAGAATATTCATATAATTTTCCTGAATCTATACAACTTACAAAAAGAATACGTGATTATCAAGAAGAAGTGATTGATGACAAATTCTATGTAAGTGATAAGGCATTGAAAGGATTTGTGGAACACGCAAAAAAGCAGAAAGAAAAAGGAAATACTTTTCATGCAGTGATTAAAGATGTTGATGACATTGCATCAACAATATCAGCTAGATATTACAAAGATGGTTCTGATTGTCTTATAAAAGTTGCTGGAAAAATAAATTCATCGCAGGACGGAAAAGTTGTTTATACAGATGGAATCGCATCTACACTTACAGCCGGTCATTACAATGTACCAAAAATAGCAGATACAGCAATGATAAAATTATATGAAAGTGTGAAATTACAACATATTATTCGAAAGCTGACACCGAGAGAATGCGGACGTCTCATGGGAGTATCTGATGAAGATATCTCCAAGATGGCAGCGGTCAACAGCAACACACAACTTTACAAGCAGTTTGGTAACAGCATCGTGGTTGATGTGATGTGTGAAATGTTCAAAAACTTAAATATTGAGCAAGGGAGTGAAATCAGGAACTAAAAAGTGAAATTGATATTTGAGTTGTTGCTTGGGAACTCAAAAGCAAGTTACTAGTTGGGAAAATTGAACTACCGAGGAAAATTCGGTAGTTCGGCAAGTTAAAAGGTGGTGAAAATTATGGCTATAAATGCAAAATGTAATGACTGTGAGGAACCTACAAAATATGTGGTTGGCTTTTTCGATGGCAAGAATGGAATCCACGGTTGTCTTTATGATTGCCACAACGAGGAATGCACAATAAAGCAAATAATGGAAGCATCTGCATCGAAAGATATTCAGGAAATGGCAAGAATACAGTTAGCCAACGGAGACAAAGGGATGTACGCAGGCTATATTGCAGCACTAAGAAGAGATGCAAAAGTGTCCATGTTTAAGATGGCACAGATTGCCGGATGCAGTTCGGCAGATTACAGCGCATATGAGCATGAGCGGAAAGAATTTGATCCGGAAGTGTATTGGAAATGCAAGGAGTACTTGGATAAGGTAAGAAATTAAGTATGTAACTTAGTATTTAGCAAAGGAGTTAAGCGAGAAATGTGGTCACACGATGAACAGAAAGAAATAAATGACAGCTACGCTGTTATGGCAAGAATAACGTGTAAATATTGCGGAGCAGTAGTACACAAATATGTGGAAAGCCATTATACAGGCGGTTCCAAGTGTGTGATATTGGCAAAGTACTGTAGATTTTGCGGTAATGCTCTTAGGATTTAGTGGAGGAATACTATGGACAATGAGATTATTTCCTTCAATCTAGCAAGAATCGAGCGAGGAAGAGAAAAGCTGTGCAAATGCGATCCACCTCATTACGAGGTCGATACGGTAAACAGGATCGTAAGCTGTCAGGATTGCGGAGCTACGGTAGATGCTTTTGATGCTCTGCTTACATTGGCGAGGCGGTATGAGCTGCTGGAGGATGAACAGCGTAAAATGCTATCTAAAGCCAAAACATACAGTGAACTGGCAGATGCTGAATTCAAACGGATGCGAAAGAATAAAGTATTCCGAGAAATGGAGGAACATTACAGAAAAGGTTTATATCCTATATGCCCTAAATGCGCAGAACCCATTGATCCGGTAGATATTTGGGAATGGACAGCGCATCTGGAGTAAACTGAAATAGAGGGTCAGCCGTTTGACCGTTCAAGATGACCTTATAAACTTCTGAGACGGTACCACGATATTTAGCCTTCTGTCGAAAAACGAAGGACGGTTTTGCTGTTTTTGCGATGAGAAAGCAGCATTTAAACTGAAATTTAGCAAAGGAGACTGGCTTATGAAGTTGTCAAAACTGACTAAGCCAGAACTTGAAGAAATCTTCCGGAACGCCAATTTCACGGAAGAGGAAGAAAAAGTGTTTTGGTTGCTTGCAGGAGGTAAGAGTTTAGAACAGATATCTGCAAAAACTTTTCTTCCGATAGCAACCGTAAACAGAAGAGTAAAAAGTATAAAAGACAAAATCGGAGGTGAAGAAGTTATGAATAAAACGGTTCCTGTATGGGAAAAAGTAACACTAACACTTGATGAAGCTGCCAAATACAGCAATATAGGAATAAATAAAATCAGAGAAATTTCCAACAATCCAAGATGTAATTTTGTAATTTTTGTAGGAAAAAAACGTTTAATAAAGCGCAAAGAATTTGAAAAGTTTATCTCTGATAATGTGGAATTGTAGACAATTAAAGCCTTATGTGATAAAATATCAGATTGCATAAGGCTTTTCTCATAATTGGAAAGGAGTGTAAAGTTTTGGGGAAAGACCTAAAAGGAAAAGAATTGGGACAAGGAATAAGTCAAAGAAAAGACGGATATTATGTGGGAAGATACACTTCAAAAAATGGAAAGCGTATTCAAAAATTATTTTTAAAGGTAAAAGATTGTCAAAAGTGGCTTGCAGATAACCAGTATTCAGATGAACATAGTAATGCTGACTTTCCACAAGACATGATTGTAAGTGCGTGGTATGATTACTGGATTTCTATAAAAGAGAAAACAGTAAGACCGAATACCGTAAGAAATTACAAAGAACGTTACAACAAGAATATTTCACCAGTCATAGGAAATAAACTGCTAAAAGAGGTAAATACAATACATTGCCAGCAGATTATGAACAATATGTCAGATGACGGTTATAAGACCACTACAATATACCAGGCAAGGATAGCACTTTATAATATGCTTGATTATGCATATCAAAATGACATAATTCCTAAAAACCCATGTAATAGAATGGTAAAGTACGACATAGGAAAACCGTCGGAAAAGAAAGAAGCACTTACTATTGAAGAGCAAAAAAAATTCTGCCATGAAATAGTTGGTTGCCCTTATGAATATCAATACCTTTTTATCTTGCAGACTGGTTTAAGGACTGGTGAATTGGTTGCTTTAGAATGGAAAGACATTGATTTCAAAAATAAGACCATGACTATTTCTAAAACTATGGAGTACCGACATTCTACTAAAGAGTGGAGAAAAGGAGAACCGAAAAGTAAATCTGGGTATCGTACTATTCCATTGACAGATGAAGCAATTCGGTTATTGAAATTACAGAAAAAGAAAAATCAGTCATTGCCTTTTATATCTTTGGAGTGGAAAGATACCGTATTCGTTTGTAAAAAAGGTACGCCAGTTAAAAATAGCACATACGACACGATGCTTTTTAAAGTATGTGAAAAAGCAGGTATACGAAAAATTGCAATGCACATATTAAGACATACTTTTGCAACGAGATGTATTGAAGCAGGAATGATGCCAAAAACATTACAGACACTTTTGGGACATTCAAATATAGGCATAACAATGAATCTTTATGTGCACACGACAGACGATCAGAAGCAGAAAGAAATAAGTATGGTTGCAGATGCTTTGAAAGTAATTTGA